TCAAAACGCCAACTCGGCGCCCACCTCGACATACTCGATCTTCTTTTCGTCGTGCCCCTCCTGGTAGTGCTTCGTCATCTTCTCGTCCGCGTGGCCCATGAGTGCCTGGATGTACTCCTGTGGGAATTTCTGCTGCTCGTACAGCCATGCTCCCAAAGCGCGGATCTCGTGAAAAGTGGGTCGCTCACCGGCCGGCACGTGGTCATAGGCGTGAGCCGCGTCCCTGGCCTTGCTGAACTCCTTGGTCAAGTAGTCCGGCGTCACGGATGTCCAGTGATCCTTAGCGTCTATCTGTTCCCGCCGGCGGGCCTTGGGCTTGTAGTGAATCAGGTAGGGCGAGGCGAGCGGCGACCGCAGGCACTCCCCGACTACCTCCCGCAGCGTTGCGCCCATGGTGATCTTCAGGTGTACCGGGTTCTCGTATCCCTGTGTTTTACCTGGCGACACCGTGAGGGTGTTCTTTTCCATATCAGCTGCAGACTTCAGCCAGGTCACGATGTCGTCCCGGCGCTGAAGGCTGGCCAGGGCTAGGCGAATTGCCCGCTTCAGCCATGGCGGCGTTGTCGCGGCATCGATGATCAGCTTCAGTCCATCGAGCGTGTGGCGCTGGCGCTTTTTCTCGGCCTCTTTCTTCACCAGGGTCAGTTCGGCGTTGTTTCGTTCGGCCAGGCCCTTGGCCACCGCGAAGGCGAAGATCTGCACCCACAGCCCGCGGTGCTTCGTGTAGGCGTTGTTGCTGAAGTTATCCAAGTATTCGGCCATTGCCAGCACATCCAGTTGCCCGATCAAACGATCGCCCAGGTCCTGCCGGTACCGCTCGATCTTGAACTTGATCTCCTCCAGGGTGCGCGCGGCATAGGTGCGCCCCGGCAACCATTCTTCTTCGAAGCGCGTCAGCAGGTTGCTCACGATCGGGAGGCGGTCGCCGGTCAGCACAGCCAGCAGCGAACCGTCATCGACGACGAGCTCTGCAAATCTGAGGTTTGCCGCCCTGGCCAGCTTGATTGCCTCTTCCAGCGGGCGGTTGATACTGGTCATCACGCCGGTGACCGGGTTGCGATATCGCCAGTACTTCCCGTTGGGGTAAAGGTTAGGCGGCAGCTTTCTGTTCTGCAGCGTGCGGGGCCGGGCAGCCATCACCCGATCTCCAGCATTTTGGCCAGCAGCGGGTCACTCGACCCCATGACCGCCGCCTGCACGTCCACGAAATACATCCCGCCTTTTACCTCTCCAATCACTTCGCCTTCCTCAATCCATTTTTTCAACTGCTGCAGGCTCGGCTTTCCGCCGACGTACCGCAACTTCCTGTATTCGCCCGCCTCCATGAGGCGTGGCAGCTTGACTGTAATTTGCGCCAGCACCTTTGCCATAGCTACCTCCCGCCCACCGTGGGCCGCGCTGTCTTGATGATGTGGATTGCCAGGCCGAATGTGATCAGCAGCCAGGCGCATGTGCCGGCGAATGCGTAGAGCAGCGCCTCTGTGGTGCCGGTGCCAACCAGGTCGGGGCCGATCCAGATGAACCAGCCGAAGGTTCCTACCAGGTACAGCAAAGCGCCCAGCAGTATCAGGGTGAGTTTCATAGCGAACATGGGTTGTCCTTGCCGCGCTGGGCGGCAGAAGGTGGGTGGGTTATGTAGAGAACTTGGCCAGTGCCTCGTCTGCTACCTTCATCGCCGCCTGGGCATCGTTCACATAGGCAGGGTCAAAACCGCCGCAAAGGTGGATGGTTGCCTGGCAGGCGCGCAGGTTCTCGCGGTTCAGCTTCAGCGCCGCGATCAACTCTTCCCGCGCCTCGGCTTCACCTCGCCCGATATCCCAGAAGCGCTGGCCCCAATGCCCGGCCGGTGGCGAGTTGGAGTTTTGCGCGCCCATGGCCAAGGCGCCGACAACCGCGTCGCACAGATCGCGCTTGTAGGCGTTGTCGCCATCAATGCTGGCGCCTTTGCGGCGAAGGTCATCCAGAACTGCGTTGAAGTCGTCTTGCGTGGGCTTGTTCAGGCTCTTGTAGGGCTCATAATTCTTGAGAAGTGGCGCGTCAGTCAGTTGGTGATGCCTGACCAGGTGCTTTCGAAGCTGGGCGATTTCCGCTTTCAGCTTGGTGACTTCTTCTGATTCGGACATGCAGGAATACCTCGCCCGCCGCTCACCGACAGGCATATAGGGGATTGGAGTAATGGCGTTTTGCCCGGATATCTGTGTCTTTTGGATGGGTGTAAAACGGATATTCATCCCACCCAGTCGCCAGGAGGGCGCGTGCCCCATCAACTAGATGCGCCAATTGCGCACGCGTACCGCGGCCAAACGATGTTTCTCAAGTTCGTCTGGCGGCGCCCTAACGACAAAGCACCGGTCGCTGCGAAGATCATCGAGCCGGCGCCCATTCATGGCCTGGGCGAAGTCGCAGCTGAGCTGATGGGGCCTTGGCCCGACTACCCGTCCGCTATTGATGATGCGATGGCGGCGGCTGAGCGATGGGTCGATAGTCAGCTGCCATGAAGTACCGCACCGGCAGGCATGTAGGGGGATTGGGGTTAGGGCTAAAGGGTTATGGCTTCCAGCTTCTACCAACACGGAAAACCATCATCAAGTTGTGATGGAGAGGGACCTTGAGAACGTGGTCGAAAAACTCGCCCTTGCCGGTGATGAACCCCGTAGGCACCTTGCTTTCAGCGGTACCTAATTCCCGCCAATATTCTTCGCCACCGTTTTTTTCCCAGTAGGCGCGTTCTCGTTTCGGGATCTCGTCGTAAGTTTTATAAAACATCGAGTGGTCCGGAATATCGCAGATCCGCCGCCACGCTGGATTTCGCTTGCACCAGTCGGCAGCACGTTGAGAGGCCAGCTCGGTAGAATAAAATTCTTTGGTGTTCTGTTCGGTCATGGGTTCACCCGCTGGCCGAGCATCACGTCGGCGACAATTTCCCAGAGCTGGGCCGGTGACCACTGGTACCGGTCGAAGTCGCCATCGGGCTCAATTCCTATTACGCAGCTCGACTGCGCGCCTTGCTGGCCCTCCCAACCCTTTTTCAGGATCGTCGCTACCTTTCCGTCACCACCTGGTTCTGTTTGGTGAAAGTCGTAGGCCCGCATGCGGTACGTCGACCCGGCAGCAATAGCCTGTCGGCCGGTTTGCAGCATCTCTACAGTTCCATTGCGCACCCATGGCCGGCCGCCCCTGGCGCTGCGGGCGCCTTCATGGATGTACAGCTCATGCGTTGCCTGCTTGAAACAGGCAGCTGCGGGCGGCAACTCGGCAAATTCAACGTTGATCTGCGTGCCCACTATTACCAGGGAGTCAAAATCAAAGCGGTGATTGTGGATGGCCGAGTGTTCAAAGCACGCCCGGCGCGGTAGCTCAGGGTGCCAGACGTGCATGCGCTGTTTGCCTTCCAACTGGATCTGCACAAAGCCCAGGCCGTGCAGGGTGATCTTGTCGGTCATTACGTCGTCAATGATGCTCATGGATTCTCCTTTTCGAAGTGGAACACCACCGGCGCGCCAGTCTCGGCGATCAGTCCGTAGGACTTGGCCAGGCGATAGATAGGGTGGTAGCTGTTGAGGGAGTTGATGTGCCCGGCGATCCATTTCCGCCAGCCTTCCAGGGTTTGGCCGCCCTTGCTGATGTTGCAGGGCGCGCAGGCCGGCATCATGTTCTCCAGCACGTCATGCTCGGGGCGCAGCGGCTTGCCTGATACCAGCTTCCAGGTGCCGGCGGCGGTCTGCTTGGATAGCAGCTCACGCACCACCGGGGCGAGATGGTCGGCGTGCCAACGGTCACCCAGCAGCACCCCGCAGTAGGCGCAGTGCCCACCGTATTTCAGGCGAACTTGCTCGCGCTCAGCTTTCTTCAAGCGCATGGCTGGCCCTCGCGGCGGCGATCTCGTCGATGAGCGGCTGAGGGAGCTGCGCGGCGAACTCGCCTTCCGACCACGAAAGGGGCTCGGATTGGCGGATCATCTCGTTCAGCAACTCGAATGCCGCGAACAACTGTTCGTCGCGGATTTCGCCGTCCTCCGGTAGGTCGTCGCCAAATACGTCCGAAGGATCTATTTCTCGTGGCATGTTCGGCTCGCAGATGCAGAGCTGCAGGTCGGCCAGCTCGATATCGCTGTCGATCAGGTAGTCGCGCAGGCTGTCTTCGTCGAAGAAATATTGGTCGCTGTCGAATATTACCAACGGTTCGCCGGACCACTCCTTGACGGGCATCGCTGCGAACTTCGCTTGGCGGCTTTCCTGGTGACACTGCTGGCAGTAGCTCCGAATCTCGTGGATCGGATGATCCGGATTCTTCTCGCATTGGCGATGGGTGGCGCCACACCAGCGCGCCATATGCTCATCTTTGCCCCAGAAGCGGCCATCAGCGCCTACCCAGCCTGTGACGGTTTGGATGCTGGCAGCTTGTGGGGATTCGTACATCACGACTTTTTCTTCAGGCATGACTTCGTCCTTGCCGCCACAGCGGCTATCAAATTCATAGAGGGGAGAGTTATCGTTGCCTCCTCAGATAGGGAGGTGCGATGTGGTCGTACACGGAGTTGAATATCGATTTTGCTGCGCCTCAAGTGTCGTCGAAGGACGCGATGGACTTGCGATGGAGTGCTGGAGGGGTAACAACGGACCGTTGTTTGAGATATTTCGAAATGATGAAACGCTTCGATTCGAGGTGACGTTATTCATACCGGATGTTCCGCTTGAGTTGCTCGAATATGCGGTTCCGATTGCCCGAGAGTGGTTGGGAGAATTTGTTCCCTATCCCTGATGCCGAATCCTTGCCGCTATAGCGGCTGACTTTGAAGAGGGAGGGTATTAATGATTTGTAAATCTAGGCATCATTGAGGATGGCGTACCGCCATCATCAATTGAGATTACGGAATGATCACTTATTCAATACGCAAGCGCGGCGAAACTGACGAACACCATATTTTTGAGGGGAGGCTGACCAGCCAAGACCCCAGAGAGTGTAAATCTCAACTTCAGTCAATCTGCAAAAAGGCAACATTCAGCGAAACCACTTGGATCAGCCTGAGTTGTCTTTCAGAGGAATCCGCAAGGACGAGTGCTGCCAAACTTGGAAGGGCTGTTTGCGGAACTTGTGTGAGCCATCTATACGCGACTCCAGAATAAAACCCAGTACTTCGCTGCGCACAACCTTCTAATTGTCGGATCCAGTGTAGGTGCGCCATGGCACCTTCACGCCGTTGACCAGAAAGCCCCAGTCACCACGCCACTTGCTGGTGATGAAGAGGGTGTAGACGCCGCCGGGCGATAGCTCGTCGATCCGGTGGTACTCGCCGTGGTTGAGCCGAGCGGTGTCGCCGGCGTGGCGGTCGATGCATTCGGTGGCCTGGGCGCCGGCCGGCACGTTCAGGCCTGACAGCACTGGGTCTTCATGGTCGAGCAGCCGCTGTTCCGTGTACCAGCCTCGCAGGATGATGGTGCGGGCGTTCCATGGGTGGTCATGCAGATCCCGGTCTTCGTCGGGACGCATGATGTGGTGCACGCGGAACGACCACGGGCACCACCACAGCGCTGGCTTGTGGGTTTCTCGGGAGTAGGGATTGAACAGCCACCAGCGGCCCATGTACATCTCGGTGCCGTCGGCGGACATGATGTGCAGGTACGGGTTGCGCTGGGCGCGCGCGATGAGCCAGGCGGCAACCGCCGGCCGCGCAAGCAGCTTGGCGACCAGGCGCCAGAAGAGATTGATCATGCTGCCTCCTTGATCGGCCGGAACACGCACTTGCACTCGTCAAAATGGGCAATCACCTTGCCCGCGGCGTCGAAGTATTTGACGTTCCAGGTTGGGTGGCAGTTGTGCGTGTGCTTGCCGTACTTCAACTGGTTGGCGAACTGAACATCGAGATTCGCTGAGCCGTTCATTCCGACGATTGTGCCGAGGTCACCTTCCACCTCGACCATCATGCCCAGCTTGGCGAACTCGATGCCGCGGCACCGGATCATGCTGTCGACGAATTGCTGGGCCCTGGTTTGTTTGGGGATGCTTTTTTCTGTAGGCATGGGGACTCCTCAATGGCCGCGTCACGACCAGAAGTGATGTCAAGGGGGAAAGTTGTAAGAAGGCTCCGCACAAGTCTCACGGCTGTTTTCAAAAGTGTCGTGACGCCAAGCTTTGGCTATCAACCAAGCCGGAGCGCTACCGCATGAAACAACTCATCGCTGAACTCATGTACCAAGTCTTGATTGAGGTGTTTAGCCAGATTTTGCTACGCCTCGCCGAGTGGATGGCGGCTTTGCCATGGCTCTGATTTACGCCGCGACAGATTGGCTTTGCTCATTGCGCCACGGGTCATTTGCCCGTGCCAGTGCTGCCATCGGCGGCGGGCTGACGCTGTTGCCACACATGTGCACCTGTTGAGTCTTGGTGAACGGCTTGCCGTCGGCACCGTGGCTGATGATGTAATCGGCCGGGAAGCCTTGGGCTTTGTACAACTCGGCCGGCTTCAGCATCCGCAAGCAGATGTCGACGATCACGTAGGGCGTGCCCTTAACCATCACGGTGACCATGGCCAGGCGGTCCTTGGTGGTGATCGTCGGCGCAGGCGAGTCGCAAGCGCTGATGTTCTCGGTACCGTAGTAGCTGATCAGGAATGCCGCTACACGAAGGGCGCCGGCCTCATGCTCAGGCGAGAGCGTAAGTGAAACCAGCGAGCTCTTGCCACCGCCGCCCGCCGTGATCGTCGGCGCCGGATCATCCAGGCCCTGGCCCACGCTCCCGCCGAATGCCCGCTCCATGAATGCGCTGACCAACCCGTGGTGCTGGCCGCCGGCGCTGACGGTGTGCAGCGGGTCAATGACGTTCCGGGCATCGCAGTTGCCGCGCAAGTGCACCAGGTTCGCCGCCACCAGCTGTTGCTGGCTGCCGGTGTTGGTCACCGTGGTCATCGGGTCTTCGATGCTCTTGGCGTCGGTGGCGTTGAAGCCGCCATTCATCTGGGCCATGAACACCGTGGATATGCCCATGGCGTGCGCGGCCCCGGCCGGGCGCTGATAGTTGCCGCCGCTGGTGATGGTCGGCAGTGGTTCGTCCAGCGCCTTGCCCGCGTCGTTGAATCGAAACTTCACCAGGTGCGCTGCTGCGATCGCGCGGTGACTGCGGGTCATGAGCGTGCCGACTGGTTGATCTACTGTAACTGGGTGACCGGCATACTCTGGCCCACCAGCCCCCACCAGGATTGAGCTGGTCAGTGCGTGTTTAACGCCGCCGGCAACCACCGTGCCCAGCGGTTGGTCCAGGCCTGGCACTCGCGGCTCTTGCCCTGGGCGCTCACCGTAGCCCGACTGAATCAACGTAGGACTGATCAACGTCAGCTCGCCACGGTTCGCACAGGTCACGGTGGGCAGCGGCTCAAGCGGGTCATTGATGCGATCGCTGCCCTGGTGTGTAGCCGGTGCGATGATCGGGCTCACCACTGAAAAGGCGCCTCCCTTGGGGTAGGAAGTGATGGTGCGCAGCGGCTCGTCTGCCGACTGCACCGTTTCACCCGACCAGTTTGCGATCGGCACAATGAATGGCGCCGCGCTATCAATGACGAACTTCTTCATACCCTTGGCAACGCGGCGCAGGGTGGCCGGCGCCAGGTCTTTCTTGCGACCGAAAATGCTTTTGCCCAGTTCAGTGAAGTCGATACAGTCAGCGGCGGTTTTCCACTTCTGCTGGCCTTTGCCGGGATGTTTGGCATGGGTTGGCTGTGGCCACACGATTGGCTGCCCGTCGCACCGAGCGATCATGAACAGGCGTTCCCGGCTGGTCGGCGCGCCGAAGTCGCAGGCCTTGATCACCTTCCATTCAACGACATAGCCCATGCCTTCCAGCAAGGCCACGAACCGGCGCCAGGTGTGGCCGCGCTGCTTGGGGTCAGGAATCAGGAACTGCTGGCCCACCGGCACAACCTCACCAGGTGCAGCCACGTCGCCGTCGAGCTTCACCACGCGGCCAGTTGCCTTGTCGCGCTTGGCGATCAGGCGACCCCACTGCAGGATCTGCTTCACGTTCTCCAGGCTGATCACCCGGGGTCGCTTCATGCCTGCCCACTTGAGGCCGATCCACGAAAGGTTGCGGATCTCGCGCTTGCGCGGCTGACCCCCGGCCGCCTGGCTGTGGTGCGTGCAGTCCGGCGACATGTGGAACCAGCCGACGGCCTTGCCGCCGCACTCGGTGTCCGGGTCACCTTCAAATACGTCGGTGGTGAAGTGCTTGGCGCCTGGGTGATTAACGGTGTGCATGCTGATCGCTTGAGGGCTGTGGTTCTTCGCCACGTTCACCGTGCGGCCCAGGCCCATTTCCAAGCCGGTACCTGCACCGCCGCCGCCACAGAAGAAGTCGACAACGATTTCATCATCTTGTGGGTTGAAGCCGAGTCCGTATTGGGTTTTGAAATCGAAGGTGCATTTCTTATTTTGTGCGGACATAGGGGATCCTTGCCGGGCCATGCCCGGGGTGTGGTGCTACGATGGCCACTCCCTCTAAATGGGCTGGACCATGACAAAGCACGATATCTACGATGAGATCGAAGGCTTTCAGGTTTGGAACTACATGGAGTGCGACAAGGACGAGGAGGGCCGGGAGACCTGGCGTATCAACGTCGAGGTAAAGCGTGGTGATGAGGTGGTGGTGCTGGTTGTTGCGGGGTACCGAACCTTTGTTGACCGTGGCCTGGCGCAGGTTGCTGGGCGTGAGCTTGGAGCAAGGCTAATTGCTGAGCGAGTCATCTAGATAACGGTTTGAGATTTTGTTGGCGCAGGCGTAACGTACCATGAGGCGACAGTCGACATTAGGTAGCAGTGGAGCGAATTTAAGCTTTGCTAGTAACTTACAAAAGTTTGAATTGTGATATTGAGTGACTTGTTAACTTATCTCGGTAGAGGAGCTTCATGTGTTTGAAGAAATATTCAGAGCGAGAGTTGCAGAGCTAAGAGCGATGTTTTCTGCTACGAGAGGGGTGCTTCATAAAGGCGAAAAGGGCGCCTTGAGAGAATCGTTTGTGATCAATTTGTTGCAGCAATTTTTGCCTTTTCATTTTGGTGTTGGCTCTGGCGTTGTTGTGGACAAAAATGGCTCCGAGAGCGTTCAAGTTGATATTGTTATATATGATAAGCGAACCATGCCTCCAATTTTGGAGACGGCAGGTCGAGGGGTATATCTTATAGACTCTGTATTAAGAGTTATTGAGGTTAAAAGCGTTGTAGATGGTAGGGCTTTGGACCAGTTTTCTAGGATGATCGAATGCTTCGATCCAGAAAATCCGCAAGGCCTGAAAATGGCAGGTAAAGGAAAGCTTGAAGGTGGACAAAGCTACTATCCAGTCTGCGCTCTTTTCGGGTTTGAATCTAAAGTATCGAGTCTGGGGGATTTTTGTTATCGGAATCCTATAATTAAGAACTCATCAGGTTTGGTTTATTTGGACTCTGGTGGCCTGTGGACGCATAAAATGTTTGATACGACAAACATTGAGCTGGACTACGACGGACGATACATTGAATTTGATGACGATATTTACGGTTTGAGGATGTTTGTCGGATTACTGTTTGATCAGTTAGAGGAGTCAGCAAGGTCGAGGAGTGACTATAAACCTCTTGACTGGCTTTTATAGAGGAAATTCTTAGCCTCTTAAGGGGCATCGACCTTGTTTGCTCGGCGGACATCTTTAAATGAATGCCCGGGATGGTTGCTCATCTGATGGTGTCTTGCTCATCCGCCGCAATAGCCAGAGTCGCACTCGGCTTGGAACATTTCCATCTGATCGCGCGGCCTGGGCGCGGCGGCCCACGACACAACCGCGCGGATGCCAACGGCACCTTTCCTGCGCGCTGTGCGAAACATCACTCGAGGCTTTCCTTTCTTGGTGAGGCCCAGGTCTCTCTCGGTCATGTCTATCAATTTTATCCGGTCCTCGGAAAGCAACCTGATGTCGTCGATATTCGCGTTGATGCACGGGTAGCACTCAAGCGACCGGTGAGGTAGCACCTCGAAACCTGCACGATGGAGTAGGGCGTCACGCATCGCATTGTCGTGCCGCACTAGGGGCTGCCATAGTTCCCGGCCGCCATGTCGCTCTGATTCCATGATGTGTTCCTCTGCGTCCGAACGGTGCCTACTCTCGCAGCGCCTCACGCCGGTCATTGCCGTGGCCTCTTTGTCTGGATCGTTGGAATTGAGCCAACCCAATGCTGGGATCACTTTTAACTCTGCGGTACAGAATTGGCCTTGTCCGCCGGCGCCTGGCCATCCACGTTTCCGCTTGACTAGTTCAAGCATCCCCTCCGACTTCGTGCGGGCCGTGGCGAACCCGTAGCCATGAGCCAGCGCCTCACCCCTGGCTACACGTTCGTTCCACCAGCTTGCGGACCAGCCAGTGTCGGAGTAGAGGCAGGTCACATCCTTCAGCCCGCGCTCATGCGCCCACTGGATCAGGGCGATGGAGTCATTTCCGTAACTGCAGAACAAGACATGCATAAGGCATCCTCGCCGGCTGGCGTGATTCGTTGATATGGGGTATTGAAGTGACCGGCAGGCTGGACGGTTTACGCGGCCTGGCGCTGTCCCAGCACTCGCTGGCGTGCGGCTTCAAATTCGCTACCCAGAATTTCGGCGGCGCCCTCGATGTTCTCGTTTCCATCCTCAAGACGTAGGCCGAGGTTCAGGTACACGACCCCGTCCAACTCCAAGAACACACCGCCGCACATCCACAGCGCGCCGGGGTTCAGGCCGATCGCCTCCCATACCTCGTCCATGTCGATACTGGCGGGGCAATGCTCCTTCCACAGTGCCGAAAGGCGCTCATGCTCGACGACCTGGGCGGCGCGCGCTTTCTTTGGTGTTCCTTTCGCCTGCTTGGCGCTTGAACGCAGGGCACGGTAGTCGTACTGGTCGGGGCGGCACCAGTGCACGTCTAGTTCGTGGCTATAACTGATCTTCACGCCGCCGACGTAGCTTCGATTACCTGACCGCATCGGCGAGGCCGCACCCCCGAACACCTGGCCAAGTTTGGCGCGCTGGGCGTCCCACTCTTTGCGCTTGGTTTCCCAGGCGATGACCGCCGCAACCACGGCAGGGTCGGTGGTCTTGTACATGTAGTTGCTCATGGACTATCTCCAGTCAGGCGCCGCCCCCCGGTGGCCGGTGGTGGCAATTTGGTTTGGGTTGGGGTATTACGGGTGACCGGCATGGAGCCGGTTTAGGGAGTAGTTCGGTGAGTGAAGAAGTAGATGTGCGCACGCTTTTACCTAAGCGTTCCAAGAAAAAGCTCTCAGGAATTGAAGAACAAAAGGCGGCTGAGCATGCAGTTACTGCTGCTGTAGGCGATTTAGCTGCATGGAAGGCGATCTACAAGCTTTGCATTGAGTTAAGAAATTTTGAGATTTCTCAACTCGTGCAACGAAATAACTTCTTTATGATTTTTCAAGGCGTTTTGCTAGCTGGCATATGTCAGTCTTCAGGACAGATTCCAGTTGTGAGCTTTTTAATATGTTTGGCTGGGCTGGGGATATCAATACTTCAAGCATGCATGGCAGCCGGGGCGAAGTACTGGCAGGTTCACTGGGAAATAAACACCCAGCGATCTGAACAAGCAATGACAAAAATCACGCAGTATCATAGGGTCTTGCGGGGGCAACTAACGAAGCGGAGCATTGTTTTAGATAAGGACCTAGAAGCAAAGCTTGAGAATAGAGCTCTCTTGGTTCATTTGTTTCAAGAGGATACAAATAAGGATCTAATTATGAAAAGTATCGTGGAGAGTAGGCCTGATGCATTCTTTATGAATAAATTCATTATGCAGAAATTTTCTTCCAGTCGAATACCAATATATGCCGGCTTGTTTTTGTCTGCTATATGGCTTTTCTTGCTTGTATGCACTGTTAGGTTTGATGGGTTAAATATGGGTGTTTTTGATTTTATTGTTGGATTTCAATCTAAGGAGCCTGTTTAGTTTGCTTTCTATCCACGTGGATGGTGAGTTGTAGGTGGCACTCAGAATGAGAGCCACCTATTTTTCACTTTGGATCGAACGCGCCGAGCGACAAGACGGCGGCCTCGCCGATTTTTTCCTGCAGCACGGACTTGAATTCCTGTGCGATGTCTTCGCGCTGGACTTCCTCGCCCACCCAGCGCAGTTTCAGGACAGGTTGCGCGCCGCTGGTGATGACCGACAGCCGAAGGGTGATGACTTGCTCGGTCAGTCCTTCGAATGGGATCGTGCTGAAATGCAGAGACACCGGCAGCGTTTCTTTACTGCGCGCTTCGATCTGATCCATCGCGCTACGGCTGGCGCTGGTCTCACCCACGGTTGTTTCCGATTCGCTGGAAGCCTTGATGGTGATGGTGCGCACGGCGGCAATGGCCTTGGCTACCGGGATGGAGTTGCCTGCCTCGTCAACCGGGGTGAGGTACTGGTGCCAGTCTTCGATCCAGTCGCTCAAATCCTTTTGACTGATGCCGCGCCCGCCGATGCTTTGCGCGGCGATATAGCCCGCGGTTGGCTTAAGCTTGAGAACGGCGCGGTCATCGGCGTGCCCAGGTACGTCGGCAGTGCCCAGGTTGAACAGCAGGACACAGCTCATCGCGTCCTGATCAATGAAGCCGCGCGCTCCGAGATCTGCACGCTCAACCACATAGGCGCTGAAGTCTGCCAGCGAGTGGGTGCTGTAGGTGCCCCGGAAGCGACTGCGGCCGGCCTGGAACTTCTCCAAATCGATGATCTTGGCGTCATCCGATAGGACCACGGTAGGAATCAGCGTATCAAGCTTCTTGCCGGCGGCGTCCAAGGCGTTGGCGTTGATAAGCTGGAGTGCTTCTTTGGTAAGTGACATCGGTTATTTCCTTGGATTGCGGGAGGAAGGGTACGACGGGGTCGATTAGGTCCGCTTTGGGATTGGCGCGTCGTCGCGGCTGAACAGCTGGTCATGCTTTTCCGCGAAGAGAGTCACGCGGCCGCCGGTGCCCACGTGCATGGGGGTGTCGAGGCTGGTGTTCTCGCTTCGGGTGCCTCGTTTGGTTGGCACCTTGTAGTCGAGCTTGTGCTTGATCTTCACCTGGTGCGATTCGCCGATCTGGCTGAAATCCAAGGTGATCACCAGCTTGCCGGCCTTGCCGTGGTCAACCACACCAGCGGCTACTTCGGAAATGGCGTGACCGATCTGGCTGGCGAAGGCGCCGCCGTTGAGTTCTTCAAGAAACTCGGCTGTATCTGTGGCTGTGGACATGGCTGCTTCTCCGGACTGGCCATAAGGCCGCTGGGTGGAAGGGTGAATTGCGATTGACGAAGGCGCTGGCGCACCTGGTTGTTGATGCGCTTCATGGCTTCTCGGCGAACCTGAAGCCGTTTTCCTCGGCGATCAGCGTCACGCGCTTGACGTGCGTGCGCAGGTTCTTTGCGGCCACGCTGGCTACAACCCCCTTGTCGGCTTCAGCGCGCACGGCGGGGGAGAGCTTGTCGCGTTCGGCCCGAAGCTTCACCTGGTGGGAGTTGGTGCCGAAGAACGGCGCGTCTGCGCTGACGCCCGACGGGATCACTTGCACTGACTTACCGGCGCCGAAGAACGCGTCCAGCTGTTGGTTCAAATCGTCGATGATCGAGCGCCGTGGGTCCGGCATTGGTTCGCCGATCATTGCGCACCGCCCGAGAGCGTTACCTTCACGCCGTCTGCACTTGATTCCAGGGCCTGGGCAAAGTTGCTCGCTTCCTTCCAGGTCCAGCGGAAGCCCTTCACCTTGCCGGTCGAGCGCTCCACGATGTGGTAAGCGTTGCCGACGTTCTTGATCTGGAAGCGGACCTGCTGCGCCGGCGGCTCTTTGCCGATCATGGCGTAGAACTCGGCGGTGGCAAGGCGGGAGCGCATGCGCAGGGCCGCAACCCCGTCGACGCGCTGTTGAACTGATGCGTGCATGGTGGATACCTCTGTGGGGCTGCGTTTATTCGTCAGCACCCTGACCGCCTGGCGTGTGCCGGTGGGCCCAGGGGAGGGTGCTGACGGATAAAGGCAAGTCGTAAAAAAGCCCGGTCGAAACCGGGCTTTCGTTCTGTCACAAACGCCTCCGTAGGTGACAAGCCGGCAGAGCCCTTTGGGGCCGTGCTGGTATCTGTGCTTTCACATGGCTGCCAATCCTCCGCTCTGAGCTGAACTAACGTGAGACCCCGGTCGCGGTTACGTCTGTATCGGGATGTGCTAGCCTCCAAGTCCCTACAACTAGTGAGGCAACACCGAATGACTAAGGAAGTCGCTGCACCGAAATGTCCTAGCTGCAACATCGCCGGGCTTGAGCACATCTACAGCCACGACAGCGATCAACAACATGGAAGTGGCGATGCTTGGTTTCAGGTCGCGAGTTGTGATGCATGCGGACACATCTATGGAGTTTTTGCCAAGATTACGAATCCGATCAGGCCAAAGATTCCGTCTTTCCATGGGAGCTAACTTTCTTTAAGGGGCAGATGCGCGATGAACTAGCCCGTCGCGCAGAGGCTCGATCAGCCAGTAAACTGGATAACGGACGGCGGTCCACATTGCTGCACCCTGTCGTCAAAGTGCAGAGGTGATGCTGTCGGTTATGCGGTAAGGGTTGGCCTCTCGGACTGTCGAACCATTCGGACCTGTGCGGTTCGCCGATCTGGTGCCCGGCGATCGCGGCGCATGGCGTCGTCACCGATCATTACGTGCATGGCGATCAGCGCGGCCAGGGTGATGCACATCGGCGAGATGATCTGGCGGCGCATGGCCTCGGCAACTGCTGCTGTCTGCCGGTTCACGCCGAGCTTGAACATGGCGCAGGAGAGACGTTTGGCCACGGTGCAGGCCGCCACGTCGAACTGGCGGGCAATCTCTTTGGCTGTCTTGCCCTGGGCGGTGCCCAGCAGGTACTGAACTTCCTTGGGCGCGAGGCCGCGTCCGAGATGACCCTTCCATGCGCCGCTGACGATTGTTGCTTCCATCAATGTGACTCCCGGTTGGTTTCCGAAAGCGCCCGATATAGGCGCTGACGTGAAATCTTCTGGTGTCGCTTGCCGGCTTCCCGCTACTGGCGCTGCCGCCGGCCCCATCAAAATATTTCTCCAGCCGCGGGCCTTTCGGCTTGTTCTCCCGCTGGATAACTAGTCTTGGCGCTTTACGCTGCACGCCCGGGTCAGTTGCCAACCCTCTGAACCGTTGAGGCCGGTTCATCGCTGCCTTCCATCTGGCCGGCTGTTATCCGGCGATGGAGCTAAATTAACCGGCGGTTTATATCTAGTCAATACCGGCGGTTAATTTATTTTGCAGGGGGATGGGTTAATCTCTGGATTACTGTATGTTCATACAGCTATGGCGTGGAGGTTTATGATGGGTGGCGCACACAATAAGCAAGATAAAAAAGCAGAAATGAGCGGGATGGAGCGTCTAGCTCTGAGGGTGTCTTCGATGATCAACCACCCTGTGGCGCAGGCGCAGCGCTGGGTGACGATCCATCGATTGGACACTGACGGGGATAGGGAATGGGAGGAGGTTCTAGGCGTTATCGCCGCAACTGACGAGCTTGAGCTGACGCTCAATGATGACGGCAGCGTGACGGTGCGTTGGGAGCAGCAGGAGGTGGAGACGGCGGGGAAGGGGGAGCCGGAGTTTGAGCGGGAAGAGGAGGCGGCGCCGTTCTGATGGGCATGAAAAAGCCCGCTCAGTGGCGGGCTTGATGGGTACTGTTTTCTGTTAGGTTTGGCGGGGCACCCAATACATGTGGCAATGAATCTCATAATTGTCGTAAAGCTCAACCGCAACAGTTTTAGCGGATTGTTCGCTTTCAAAGGGGCCGGTGATGACTGTGTTCCCATCTACCGCCAGAACGGGTACTGCCAGGTCTTCAAGCACGCCTTCAACCCGGCTTAAGTCCCCCGGATGGGCTGTTATGCGAACCGTCCAGCCTTGAAAAGCGGATTTAAGAGCCTGATCAGTAAAGGGCGGATATTTGCCACTCACCGAATCCCTGTAGACGATCTCGCTCAAAAGCCTGGTGCCGTCGCGCATCGTGATGAGGGCTTGGTTGGCTTCTTCCTTTGTTTCAAATGGGCCGGCACCCACGGCCAGGCCAATCATAGGAACAACCGGGAGTCCGGTGCTGGCGATGGCTTCGATTGTCCGTCGCTGTTCTTCTTCGTCATGACAGGCGGTTGATGCAACCCATCCGTTTTTCAGTCTTGGGGCACGCGCTGGCTCAATGTCTCTCCCGCAATGCTTGCACTTTACGGCAGCCTTTTTGATGGTCTCGGCGCAGAAAGGGCAGTTGCGGAGGTCGATAGTCTTCGCACCAGCGGAATCCCCTGATGCTTCAACCCAGCCCTTACGAAGATATGAGTTCGTCAGAATGCCGTTGATGCCAATCGCATACCCGATGGTCACCAGGGGGACAGCGATGAACATCCCAGGGCCGCCAGTCAGAACGGTGACGCCTCCAACCAACAACAGCCAGATAAAAAAGTGGCCCCACAGCTCTTTATAGGCAAGGTAGAAAATCCCGAAAAAAACAACCGCGAGCCACGACATCCCGCCAACACTTTCAATGTGACCGTTTGCCGGATTCCTGAATTTTCGTTCCATTGAATCCCTCCAGTAATTGAGCCCGCAATTTACCATTCGTGGCGCACAGCCACCGTTGACTCGCAGGGAAGCGTCATTACGACAGTTCAGCCGCTAGAGAGGGCTCAAGGAAATGCTGCGATCGCCTGGGCCAGTTGAGCGTCCGACATCAGCGGCGGTGCGCTGGTTGAGTGGTAGTACCTGGAGGCTTGCTCAAACTGAGCGCCGCGAATCTCTCCGTCCGAACCAATGAACGCTAGAGCGTCGGCCTTCGCCGACTTGAAAACCTTTTGCGGCTCGGTCGTGAGGGATGTGGTCGCCCCAATTAAAATGGTTGGCGCGGAAATTGTGAGAAATATCGCGGCAGCGATAGGGTTGGCGCCATCACCTGATACGGCCTGCGCGCTGACCGACGCCAGTAGGGCGATCGCCAGGGTCCTCCATGAGTCCATTCTTCGTTGCTTCCATTGCATCAAGAGGGCGCCACAATAGCAGAGCAGAGCGTTCGCCAGTTACAAGAAGCCCGGCGCTAGGCCGGGCTTGAGTCAGTGAACAGCGGAACTGTAATGTGCCTGGAAGTCGCTGAACAGTATCGTTGGGGACAGCCCGCCGAGAACATTGATTTCGTCCTCGGCTTTTTGTTTCTTGTCCCGATCATCAACGATGAACAATACATCAACTGGCTCTTCGGATTTATTGATGATCACGGCCTTCCTAAGCCGAGCGTTGATTGACTGTTGCACCGGGGCTACAGCGTCAACATAGGTATCTCCCCACAGAAAATCGAAGGTTACATCGATCTTGCCAACGCGGAGAGCCGCATTCCTGAGCAGCTTTCTTTCAGGATCTTTAGCCCGAAGCAGCATCTCGACCTCTTCAGTCAATGAGAAGTCGGTATCTCCCTCGGAGAACCTGTCTTCCTCCCATGTAGCGATTGCCGCCATGAGCCGAAGAATCTTCGCCCCCCAGATATCGAGATCGCCCTCAGGAAAAACGCACTCAAAGGCTCCGGCGCTGGTCAGCTCAAAACCGTGGCGTACGCCGAGATTTTCAAGACCTTTCCAGTTTCTCTTGTCGCCGAGAGCGTATCCAAGCGAGCGAAGCGCGAAGATGGTTATCCCGTCATCGGTAAATTCGATATGGCTTCCTCGCTTGATCAGGTAAAAATCAAGGGGCTTGCCTCCTGGCAATGTTATAGGCGTGCTGATGTAAGTAGCTGGACCGCTACCAACATTGACGGTTTGGCAATGCCACCCCGATTTTGAGAAAAAATCTCCGCATCCAATGCTGCACATACCCTTACCCAAATAGATCGTCATCGAAAGGAGTTGATATTGAACGACCGTTAACGCTCATAATTCTAGCGTGTCGTACGAATCGCTCAACCCATCTACGCTCAGTAGCACCACTGATCGACGATCGGACCTTTTTCGTTACTTGAGCCAAACGCTCGTCACCAAGATGAAGATGAGGCCCGAACATGTCCATTCCTTTTTCTCTATGGGACCGCTCATGCTCCGGCCACACCTCAAGCATGAAGACGCGACGCTTTTCCTTGCCCTCTCGGTACATGAGCCCATAGCTGACGCGCTCTCCCATTCTCCCAGGCTGAAATTCCCCTTTGAAGTAGAGGTTAGGAATAGTTACGCGACGATCATCCAGCAAGCCACTTGTGGCCTCGAGCCATCCGCTATGAGAGGGCTTTTCGGACCACTCTACATCTTCAGATAGGAACTTTATCCGCTGGCACCATTGGCGACAGTCGTCTAGCCAGGTGTCTTTGTGCATTGCCGCTCCTTGGTATTATGGGCTTAATCAAAACCTTTCCCGCACAATCCTTCTCGCCTTCACCTCATCCTCGGCCGTAGAAGTGGTTCAGCGCTATCAGCTCAACCACAGCCACGAAAACGCAGAGCACAACGAAGCCAGGGCTGAAGACTCGCTTGCGATTAGATGAACCATCACCCAGCCAGAACGCGCCGGTGTAGCTGGTAAAGACGGCCATGAACGCCAGCCAGGCCCAGACCCAAAACTTGCTCCAAAAGCTCTGCTCTCGCCATGCAGTCATTTTTTCTGTTCCGCAGCGCGAGTTATTCGGCCGTTCTTTACCTCATCCGCATAACCCATCAATTGATCAGCCTCTTCGTAGAGCGTACCCACCAACCCCATCAGGGCTATGGCGTCAGCATCACTGAGCTTTTCCGCAAGCTTTCCCAGGTCAACACAGGACTGCTTGAGGTTGAATGCGATCGCCTTGAGGTCGCGGCGTAGTTGCTGGTTGGGCTGGGTCAGGGCCATTTTTGGTTACACCGGTTGTCCGTTCCATACATAAAGCACCCGGGCCAGGATGTGGGTGTCATCCACCCGGATGTCCTCTGGGTCGTGGTGCTTGTTGTCCGAGATCATCTTGAAGCGGTCCTTGCCTTTCTTCTGCAGGCGCTTCACGTACAGCATGTCGTCGTGCGAGAAGAGATAGATTCCGTCGCCGGTGAACTCCCGGATCGTAATGTCCACGAGCAGCGGGTCGCGGTCTTTGATCGTCGGCGCCATCGACTGGCCCCATCCGGTGATCATCTTCAGATGGAAGTGTTCTTTGAAGGTGAGGCCGAGGTCGCGCAGATGCTTGGGGCTGACCCTGATGTCCTGGAGCATTTCAGGATATTCGTGCGGGATCTGTCCACCGCCCATCGCGGCGCGCACGTCGTAGTGCGCAATCCACACCTCGTCACCGACCTGGCCCGGGCGAGAGAATTCGACAGGACCGGTATTACCGGAATCGCTTTGCTCAGCAGCCGAGAGCAGTCTTGCTCGAGCTACATCTGAGAGACCTTTCCCTTTTGCGGCAAGCATCTGTCGAACCATTTCGGAAGCTGATAGGCCAGTATCTTGATGATCGACGCTTGTCAGTCCCGCGATTTCATTAGCGAGACGCTTGCTGAACCGTTCGACCGGGACGCCCATTAACCTGGACAGCACGGCTGCGAATTTCGCGTTGAGCGGATTCGTTCCGTTTAAATACATGGCTACCGCCGCGGCCGATATATCAGCCGCCTCTGCCAAGCTTGCCTGGGTCAGGCCGAGCGCGTTCTTCTTCGAGACGAAAAGAGATTTTGCCGCTTCACACTCGGCCTTCAGCTCTGGGGACAACTCTTTCTTTTTGGTCATTCGCAGAATTTAACCGTTGGTTAAGTTATTTGCGCTAACCGCCGGTGTTGATTAGATTCTAACCGGCGGTTAATATCGCAAGCACACATCATCCTTGTTAGGCCAAGAAATGAAGAAGACGCCATTGCCAGAGCTGGTACAGAGGATTGGGCAGACTGCTGTCGCTAAGGCACTTGGCGTCAGCTCTCCTGCCATTTCAAAAGCACTTCGCGCCGATCGGGATATTCAGGTCCAAGAGCACCCGGACGGTACGTTTACCGCGGAAGAAGTAAGACCGTTCCCCTCCCAAAGCAGCGCTTTGATGGGATGAATTTTCCACCTAAACAGTTCGGCAGGTTAGAGATTCTGGATCAGCTGTTAATTCATACAGTGCATAGGAAGGGAATAGAGATGGGGAATGGATTGTTGGTTGTTTGCGCGGTTCTTGGCGCCATGGCCTTCGGCTTCGTCGCGGGACTCGTAACAGCGCGCCCAAGCAAGCATGGCCGCAACACCTTCCCATTCTCTCATGTGAGCTTCGATCGCGCCGCGACCGACGATCAGCGCTTAAGGCTTCTTGATGAAGCCCGCGCCGCTGTCATTGACGGCAGGTTAAGCCAAGCCAATCAGCTTCAGGATTATCGCGCCGCCGATCAGGCCGCCAAGCCAGGGGCCAGCCTTGAAAACTAAACCTTTGTGCTTTTCCCAGAATGCACGGAGCGGGGGCGGTGTAAGCCCTGCCATCGAGTATCCAGGCCCTTCGCTGGACCAGTACTGCTCGTCCCAATGCTTGGCTTTCCAGCGCGCAAAAGCTTCCTTAAAACGCTTCATGTCCGGTCTCCGTGACCTTTTCGAGTTGAATCAGAAAGCTACCACGGATGCACCGGACACCCATACCGCCTGAATCGCAGGCATAAAAAAACCGCCTGGCAGGGCGGTCCTTTCAACAGCAATAAAACTTGTGGGGCCATTATGAACACACTCGTCGCTCCAAGCAATACCGTAACGATGTCGAGCCGGGAGGTCGCTGATCTAACCGGAAAGCAGCATCACCACGTCGTGCGCGACATCAAGCACAACTTGGCAGAGCTGAACTTAGATGCATCCAAATTTGGATGCATCTATTTCGACTCATCCAACCGCAAGCAAACCGAGTACCTGCTTCCACCGGACCTCGTCATGACGCTGCTGACGGGCTATAGCGTCCCTCTTCGTCATCGTGTCGTGACACGTTTGCACGAACTTGAAAGCGTGTCACGACAGGTCTCCATTCCTCAGTCCCTGCCAGAAGCACTGCGCCTTGCCGCCGATCTCGCCGACAGAAACGGAGAGCTTCAGCGATTGGTTTCAGATCAGGCGCCCAAGGTGGCCGCTATCAAGCGGCTTGCCGCCGCCGGCGGGGCTATCTGCATCATCGATGCCGCCAAGCAACTTGGTGTGGCTCCATCTCGACTCTTCGCCTGGCTTGAACAGCACCGCTGGATATTCCGCCGTCACGGCTGCAAGCGCTGGGTCGCATACCAGCCCCGCATAACCTCCGGTTACATGACCCACAAGGTTACTGCATTGAAGCCTGACCCCGAGACCGGTATCGACCGCGCTGCCTTCGACCCAATGATCACTCCAAAGGGGCTGACACGCCTCGCTGAACTTCTGCAGGAGGCCGCGTAATGGCCGGCGACTGGATCAAATTCGAACTCACCACCCTGGACAAGCCCGAGGTCTGCCAGATCGCGGACCTGGCAGATATCGACCCCGATGCTGTAGTCGGAAAGCTGATGCGCGTGTGGGGCTGGTTCGACCAACAAACCGAAAACGGTAACGCTCCAAGCGTTAGCAAAAAGTTACTAGATCGTCTGGTTGGCGTTATCGGTTTCTGCGAGAACATGAAATCTGTCGGGTGGATGATCGAAGCGGACGGTGTGATAAGCCTGCCTCATTTCGACCGGCACAACGGGAAGACCGCTAAAAACAGGCTTCTAACGGCAAAGAGAGTAGCAAACCACAAGGCCGCTAACGGTAAAAGTAACGCTTCTATCGTTAGCGGTGCGTTACCTAAAGAAGAGAAGAGAAGAGAAGATCAAAACCCTATCTCTGCGCCCGAGGCGGTCGACCCTCGCATGCCAAGCGAGATGACTCTCGACTGGGTACCGGACCAGAAGCTGCTGAAAACGTATGCGCTGCACCGAGGCCTTGCACTGGAGTTATTTACCGAAGAGTCGAGGGTGGCCTTCACCGCCCACTACGAGCCTCAGCACCAGGTTAACACCCAGGCCGAATGGGTGAGCATGCTGGTCAAGTGGGTGAACAACGACAAGACCCGCGCTGCGGCCAGCAACGTCACGCCGTTTCGGCCGAAACCCGCGGCTGCATCTGAATTCGATGACGACAGCACGGACTGGCAGAGCGGGGTGCAGTCATGATGAAGCAAGTATCCGCAGTGACCCAAGGCCTTTGGGCCAACCCCAAGGCCGGCGAATTTATCTCAGCAGACGAAAGTGCTGTACCGCAGGACGAAGGCCGCCGCCAGATGGCATCTGCCATCAACGACCTGTTCACTGAGCTTCGCCTGATCCGCTCAGCTTGGCGTCAAGCATGGCCCGATAAGGAGACCTATCGCGCAGCCAAGGTCCAGTGGATGCAAGCGTTCCTCGACGAAGGCATCCGCACTCAGGGACAGATCGAGTTCGGCATGATCAAGGCCCGCAAACAGGTATCCGATTTCATCCCGAGCCCGGGGCAATTCATCGAATGGTGCAAGCCGTCGCCCGAAATGCTCGGTTTGCCATCGCTTGCGGCTGCTCACCGCGAAGCCGTGCGAAATGCTCACCCGAGCATGGCGGGCGAGGGTAAGTGGTCACATGACGCAGTGTGGCACACGGCCAAGGAGTGCGGGTTTGAGAACCTGAACAGGCTCGAAACGGCGCTAAGCCTCAAGCTGTTCGAGCGCAACTACACGATAACAACTCGGCGCCTGCTTGACGGTCTTCCGCTTCAGCCAATGCCCAAGGCTTTGCCAGCCAAAGTTGACGGGCGAATCACGCCCGAGGTGGGTAAGGGGGCTCTGGCCGAGCTTCGCGCCAAGCTAGCGGGCGGTTCGCGATGAGTCGCCTGACCAAAGCGGCCCGCGATCGTGACTGCCAGGTTCGGTTTCCTGGCTGCTCTTGCGAACCGTCCACCACTGTCCTGGCGCACTATCGCCTGGGCGGCACCTGCGGCGTGGGCATGAAGCCGAATGATTTCCAGGCTGCCTGGGCCTGCGGCTACTGCCACGACATCGCCGACGGTCGCCTTCGCGCGCCTGTGCAATTGAGTCGCGACGAAGTTCGGTTGTACCTGGCCGAGGGCGTCATGCGCACCCAGGACATCCTCATTCGCGAAGGAAAGGTGAAACTTTGAAGCCGTCCGCCTTGATGCTATTCAAGCAGAAGCCCGCGCGTGCAAAACCAGTTGACCGCGAGGGCATGGAGCAGGCAGCCCTTATCAGAGAGATCAGCCTGCGCTACCCGGCAGCCGCCAAGTTGATCTACCACGTCCCGAACGGTGGGCACCGGCACAAGCTGGTGGCGATCAAGCTGAAAGAGCAGGGCGTGAAGGCCGGCGTCCCTGACCTGGTGCTGCCGATGGCCCGCGGGGGTTACTTCGGGCTGTACATCGAATTCAAGGCAACGGCGCCGCATGACGCCGCCGTTTCGCCAGCCCAGGACGCATACCTGCAGGCGCTGACCGATCAGGGTTACTTGGCAATCGTCTGCCGAGGGCACTTCGACGCCATTGAGGCAATACGAGCCTACCTACTCCAACCACAAACCAGGGCTGCGGCATGACCCAGACAATGCTCACCTCGTTTACCGACGCCGAGATCCGGCGCCAGGCCGGTAACGCCGGTATCCGTGACCTGCGGGATGCTCGGTACCCGGGCGTGTATTTTCGCTTCCATCAAAACCGCGAGCGCGGCACCTGGTACCTGGTGACGGGCAACAAGTGGGACAAGATCGCCGGGTTTCCTCAGCTGCCTGTGAAGGGGTTGGTCGGCGCGTTGCCTAAGATTCGCGAGCGCCTGGCCGCCGATCCCAAGGCATCCGCCGCTGCCGGTACGCTGCACACCGTTGGCGAGCTGCTCGACTGGTTCACTGGCCGCCAGTCCGTTGATCGCAGCCTCTCAGCGAAGCGCCGCTCCACCAACACATCGATCATCTCATGCCATCTTAAACCACGGCTCGGCACCCTGGTGGTGGAGGACGTTGACCGGGCCACGCTCGACAAACTGGTTATGTGGCCGATGCAGGCCGAAATGTCGCTGTCCTACGTGCGACTGATGTGGGGCGTGCTGGTCGTCGCCTTCCGCCAGGCCGAGAAGCTGCGCCTGATCACCGCCAACCCCATTGCCGGGTTCAAGTTCACCGACTTCACCAAAGCTCGCATTCAGCCGAAGCCGTCTCGCTTGCGGGCGGTGCAGCTCGAGGAAGTCATATGCCAACTGGCCGCCGGCTTCGATCAGCACCCGCAGGACTGCATGTTGGCTTTGATGATGCTATGCCACGGCACCCGCGCCGGCGAGACCCGGCAAGCCCAATGGTCGCATCTGACCCTGGGTGAGCAGGGCGAGTGGTTCATTCCCACCGAGAACACCAAGACCCGCTGTGAGCATCACCTGCCGCTCACCCATCAGGTTTGTGCGCTGCTGGAGCGGTACCGGGACTGGCAGGCGTCCAAGGGCTACAAGGGCACCTACCTGTTCCCTGCCCGTATCCGTGGCCCGATGAGTGATAGCCAGGCCTGCGCCGTGTTCACGCGCCTGGGTAAGGGTGAGTGGACGAGTCACGACCTGCGCAAGGTGGCCCGAACCGGCTGGACTGACCTGGGCGTCGACTTCCTGATCGGCGAGATGCTGGTGAACCACACGATGACCCGCAACGTGCAGACCTACATCCATACCTCGGCGGAACTGCTCAAGCGTGAGGCGCTGAACAAGTGGCACGACTGGTTAGACGGGAAGGGTTTCAACCTGATTCACCGCTCGACCATGACTAGAAACGGAAATTCGCACAATGGCGCCGAGGCCTTAAATGGCGCGGCCTATAGCCAAATTCAGAAACCATAAAAGGCGAGGTTTAAAAATGATGAAAAAGCAGCATGGCCCCGCCTTCAAGAAGGAAATAGTCCCGCTGGCCTCTTGCCCAGCCTGCAAAGGGAAGGCCTTCGTCAGTGGGGTTTTTCACCAGATTGACTGCTCTCAGTGCAATGCGTCCGGTTGGGTTCGCTTCGATGATGGCCAGGCTTTGGCGCTTCAGGATCTGGTGTTTCAATTGGGCACCGCCCTCACTGCTGCGTGTCAGCAGGCCAACGGTATGCGCATTCAGCCAGGGCCGGTTCGGTCCACCGATGTCAGCAGCTATTACGAACAGAACAACCGCCGCGGCGCCGGCGGCACCAATTACACAGGGGATTGAGCCATGGCCATGTACAACGACGTGATGGGTACCCTGGTGCGGGTGCTGGCAGCAGACAACATCGACAACAGCACCAAGCAGTCCTGGCAGAAGCTGATCGACGCCGACCTTCGCCAAGGCGGCACGGGTAGCACGCTGTCTGTGCGTGACAAGTTCGATTACGACTGCTGCTTATATGCGCTGCTGCACCGTCAGCTCGACGCGGCGCAGTGGGATGTTCTGGTGGCGAAGTACTCGACCCACAAGGCCAACAAGGTCGGTGCCATTGGCCGTCTGGTCGCGCGCATGGTTTCCCCGGCGCCTCAGCTGTTCATCTATAAGGCGCTGACTGCCTGGGCCATACCGAAGTTGAAGGGAGTTCAGGTTGGTAAGCGTTCCACTGACATGATCGTGCTGCCTGCAGAGTTCTACGACATGAACACCTGGGACCTGGCTGGCTCGCCGGAGCGCACGCGTCGCAACTGGAGGGGCGGAATCCACAAGCGGTTGGAGAAGATTGAAGAGCAGGCGGTAATCCATGCCACCGAGATATTCGACAGAGAACAAATTCTTGTAGATGCCGCTTGACCCACTGGCCGACTGGCCGTAAATTAACCCCATCATGTCGATCTTGCGCGTTATGAGAGACGACCAAAAATTCTGAGCCCCGCCACTGTGCGGGGCTTTTGCTTTCTACAGTTCATCGAGCCTCGGCATTTGCCGGGGCTTTTTCGTTTTCGGCCCCACCACACCCATCGCACCAAGCTGGGTGTGCTGCTGGAGCCGGATCTATTCGCTCCCCCAAAGGGAGGACTGCCGGATGTCCTTGAACATGCCTGAGAAAAACCCCGACTTCTGGGCCCAGGTCTGGCTGGTCCTCTCGAACCCACTGTGGCAGGGCGCAATCATGGCCTTCACGATCACGCTGTTGCGCGTGCTGTACGACGCCAAAGAGCCGAACTACTGGCGCATCTTGTTCGAGGCGCTGCTGTGTGGGGCCTTGAGCCTGTCAGCCAGTAGCGTCATTGAGTGGATGGAGTGGCCGCCGAGCTTGTCGGTTGCTGCTGGTGGTGCCATTGGCTTCATCGGCGTGACGGCGATCCGTGACCTGATCATTCGGTTCCTGGGCAAAAAGGCGGACGCAGCATGAAGGCGATCGCAGTAGCAATCATCGTCGCCCTAGTGGGCCTGTTGCTAGTCGGCATCCAGCAGATGCGAGTCGAGGATCTGCGGGACGAAAAGCTCGTTGAGACCCAGGCGAAGGTGGAAGCCATCAAGGCCAACACCGAGAGCCAGGCCACCATCACAACCCTGCGGGCCGAGGCCCAGCGCAACGCTGACTACCTGAAAGACTTGAACAAGCGCATCAGGGCCAGCGAGAAGAAAGCCGACAAGGCGAGGAAAGACTTTGAAAATCTCAAGCGCAACAGCAAGCCTGTTCGTGACTGGGCTGCTCAGCCTCTGCCTGACGGCCTGCGCGGCAAAGCCGGCGGTGGTGACAAAGACCCAGGCCGTAAGAATTGAAGCGCCCGAACTGATTCCCTGTGAGCGGGTGGACCAGGCCGAAGCCGACCTTCGCATCAATGGCGATGTGTGGGAGTTGAAGGACAAGGCCATCAAATTGCTGGATACCTGCGCTGACCAGGTGGATGCGCAGATCGTGCGCAGCCAGAGCAAGTAGTCCGCGCCACGATTTCGAATGCGCCCAATCGTGGTGCGCAACATGAGGATTCACCCATGGACAACCAGCACAAGAAAATCACCGGCTATCGCGACCTGAACCAGTCCGAAATCGATGGCATGAACTCCATCAAGGCGCTGGAAGCTGACACCGGCGAACTGTTCAAGCAGATCGGCCAGATTGAGGGCGTCGACCAGCGCCTGCTGGCACTGGCCAAGACGAACTTGCAGCAGGGATTTATGTGGTTCGTTCGCTCGATCGCCAAGCCTGCCGATCCTTTCAGCTGATGTGCCTGTCCCGCCACGCTGAACGCCTTCCACCGCCCACAACTAAATGGCACGGGCGGCCGTCGCCTCTGCCACCAACCATGCGCACACCCCGGCCCGCATCGATCATCCCAAGCATCGGCTCGATGCTGGTGGTGTTGGTGTTCATCGCTGGTATGGCGGTAGGCGCCAAGATGGCAGGGGGCTGGTGATGAGCAGGCTGACCACCATAAAGCCTCGCATGAGTGCAGCAGAGCCCCGGCCCTTCGCTTCGCCAGTGGAACCTGAAGGCGTCGATGGTTGGGGTTCCGGTCGGGGCGGTCGTCCATGGCGGCGAATCCGTGCTGCGATTCTTCTCAGAGACAACTACACATGCCAGGCGTGTGGATTTATCACTCAGCAACTTGAGGTTGACCACATCCTCAACAGGGCCAGGGGCGGCACGGACGATGATGCGAACCTTCAGGCGCTCTGCGTCCCTTGCCACAAGCTTAAGACTGCTTCGGAGTCAGCTGAAGGTTTGGGAAAGGCGCGCTGACCGCGCGGCGCGCGCGAATGAGAAATCATATCGTTTGCGTATTTGTGGCACGTCAGTACCCCATGGGGCGGGTCTAAACCGTGGAAGGTTTTGCACAGGACACCGCCCCCGATCTCATGTAGAGATTTTTTCCCTCTCACAGGTTTTTTGTTAATGGCGTTAACAACTAAACAGCGCGCATTTGTCGAGGCTGTTAGGAGAGGTGCGTCCAATCGTGACGCGGCAATAGCCGCAGGATACGCAGCTTCCAGCGCTTCGGCCGCCGGATCTAGGCTGGCTAAGCATCCAATGGTTATGGCTGCGTTGGCAGGCGCCCCCGTTAACAAGAATGTTAATGGCGGTGCCATCGCCCATGTCCCTAAACAGGCCCCCCTTGATCTGGATGATGGCGCCGAAGCGTTCTCATTTGATGCCGCCAGGGTGTTGTCATTTTCCGACCCTAAAGATTTCTTGTTGGCCACCATGAACGACTTCAGCACCGAGCCGAAGTTGAGAGTTGATGCCGCCAAAGCGTTGATGCCTTTCGTGCATCCGCGCAAAGGCGAAGGAGGCAAGAAGGACGAAAAGGACCAGGCCGCGAAATCGGCGAGCAAGGGCAAGTTCGGTGCTGCCGCACCACCTCAACTGAGATCGGTGAAGTAAATGAGCGAGCCCGTCTGGAGTACCAGTTGCCCAGATTGGGAAACGAAAATTGTAAATCGCCAGTCGCTGGTGCCTTTTGCGCCACTGTTTCCTGACGAGGCCCGGGCCTGCATGCAGGTCATGGGCGATCTTCGCATTGTGGATGCTCCAGGCAGCCCGCTGATCAGTCAGTCATGCGCCCCATGGATTGATGATTTAGGAAACGCAATTTTCGGTGCATACAACGCTGAAACCGGTGAGCGCCTCATTAAGGAGTTCTTCCTGCTCATCAGCAAGAAGAACGCAAAAAGCACGATTGCCGCTGCAATCATGCTTACGGTGCTGATCCGCAATTGGCGGCAGTCCGCAGAGTTCATCATTTTGGCGCCCACCATTGAGGTAGCCAATAATGCGTATGCCCCTGCCCGGGATATGATCAAGCACGACGAGGAGCTGAGCGCGCTGCTGCACGTTCAGGATCATGTTCGAACGATCACACACCGCGAATCGGGCGCGACCTTAAAGGTCGTAGCTGCTGACCAGAATACAGTTGGCGGTAAGAAGGCTGCGGTTGTCCTGGTCGACGAATTGCACCTGTTCGGCAAGAACCCACATGCGGCGAACATGCTTCGAGAAGCGACGGGTGGATTGGCTTCCCGGCCAGAAGGTTTCGTGATCTACCTCACGACTCAGTCGGACCAGCCGCCGGCGGGTGTTTTCCGCGAAAAGCTGATGTACGCCCGTGGCGTGCGAGACGGCACGATTGTTGATCCGAACTTCCTTCCGATCATCTATGAGTTTCCGAAATGGATGATTGATGCCGGAGCGCATCGTTCACCCGAGAACTTCTACGTGACCAACCCCAACATGGGTTACTCGGTCAGCGAAAAATTCCTGATTCGTGAAATGGGCAAGGCTGAGGAGGCGGGTGAGGCCGAGGTGCTTGGTTTTATGTCCAAGCACTTGAACGTTGAAATCGGTCTTGCGCTGCGCTCTGATCGCTGGGCTGGTGCGGATTTTTGGGCTGCTGCGGCTATCCCTATTTTGACCTTGGACAAGCTGATCGAAATGTCCGAGGTGATTGCGGTGGGTATTGATGGCGGTGGGCTTGATGACCTTCTTGGGTTTGCCGCCGTAGGTCGTGACAAGCGAACACGCGATTGGTTGGTCTGGACTCATGCCTGGGCTCACCCGTCAGTGCTCGAGCGGAGAAAGGCCGAAGCCCCACGGTTTAAAGATTTCGAAAAGGACGGGAATCTGACGCTATCTGAGCGAATTGGCGATGACGTAGCGGATGTGGCTGACCTGGTAGAGCAGGTAGAGGCATCCGGGCTCCTCGACAAAGTGGGCTGCGACCCAGTCGGTATTGGCGCGATTTATGACGCAATGATTGAACGAGAAATTCCTCCGGAAAAGATCGTTGCGATCAGTCAAGGCTGGAAGCTCGGCGGGGCGATCAAGACCGCAGAGCGGAAGCTGGCCGAGGGCGGTATGAAGCACGGGGGGCAGGCGATGATGGCCTGGTGCGTGAGTAACGCAAAGGTTGAACCCAGAGCTAACTCAATCCTGATCACTAAGCAAGCCAGCGGGTCGGCCAAGATCGACCCCTTGATGGCTCTATTTAACGCCGTGACCCTGATAGCTCTGAACCCTGAAGGCAGGGGTAATGACGACTTCATGGCTGCCATTCGGAATCCAATAATCGTATGAATCCATTGCACGTATTTGTTGCCGCCGCTCTGTGCGGATTCGCCCTGGCCGTCGCGGGGATTTACGTTCTTGCTGGTTTAGGCTGGTCCCTGCTCGCGGGATCGGTGGCATTACTTCTCATCGCTGGTTTCGTGCGCAAGGGGCTAACAGATGGCTAAGTCTCTTTCGTCAGTCATTGGGAGCGCCGCGCGAAAGCCAAGCGCCTCGGTCACTGACTGGATCGGCAAGACGATCAAATTGACGGATGGTGGCTTCTGGGGGCAGTTTCTTGGGGGGCAGTCCAGTTCTGGCAAGACAGTAACGGTCGATAATGCAATGCACCTGTCTGCTGTTTGGGCGTGCGTTCGCATTATCTCCACCTCCGTAGCCGGTCTACCACTGGGGGTGTATCAGCGGGATACTGATGGCGGGAGAAAGGATGCCCGTGACTTCGCAATATATGACGTTATCCATAACAGCCCCAACGAGGATATGACGGCGTTCCAGTTTTGGCAGGCAATGGTTTCTGCAATGCTGCTGCGCGGAAATGCCTTTGCAGAAATTCTGCGAATTGGTGGCCGAGTTGTAGCTCTGGACTTCCTGTTGCCCTCGCGGGTCGACTTGGATCTGGATGGCGATGGAAGAATTGAGTATTGGTATTCGCCTCGCAAAGGGCCCCGTCGCAAAATTGAACGCTCCGATATGCTGCATATTCCAGCATTCAGCCTTGATGGGCGGGTGGGGCTGTCGGCAATTCGTTACGGTGCTGATGTATTCGGGTCAGCAATGTCTGCTGATGACGCTGCCAACGGCACCTTTAAAAACGGTTTGCTTCCCGCGGTCGCTTTCAAGATCGATCGGACTTTGAAGCCTGAGCAGCGCGAAGAGTTTCGTGACTACGTCAAGCAGGTGTCTGGCGCCCTAAACGCCGGCAGGTCGCCCGTGCTTGAACAGGGCATCACGCCGGAAACGATCGGCATCAATCCTGTGGATGCACAGCTCCTGGAGTCGAGGGCCTATAGCACTGAGGAAATCTGCCGCTGGTTTGGTGTTCCGCCCTGGATGGTTGGCAAGACGGATTCAGGCAGCAACTGGGGTACCGGCCTTGAACAGCAGATGATCGCATTCCTCACGTTCAGCATCAGTTCGGTCACTAACCAAATTCAGCAATGTATCAACAAGCGCCTGCTGACACCGGTCGAGCGCCGCACCTATTACTCGGAGTATGCGCTGGAGGCCTTCCTGAAGGCTGACAGTGCAGGGCGCGCCGAGTGGTACAGCAAGATGACCCAGAACGGCGTCATGACCCGCGACGAATGCAGGGTTAAAGAGAATTTGCCACGGCACGGAGGAAACGCCGACGTGCTCACGGTGCAAACCAACTTGGCGCCGATTGATCAACTCGGCAACAAAACCGATGGCCAGGCCGCGCAGGCTGCCTTAAAAAGCTGGCTCGGCCAGAGCGAGGAGTAAACATGCCGAAATCAATCAAGGCGAACAGCATGCGTTGTGAAATTACGCCGCGTGCACTTGAGATGTGGAACCCAGGCATCCAAGCGGCCCTTGAGGCCGACACAGACACCATCACTATCTACGGAATCATTGGTGAGGATTGGTGGGGTGAGGGCAACACTGTAAAGCGTGTCGACGCAGCGCTCCGTGCCATCGGCGATAACCCGGTCACCGTTTACATCAACTCGCCAGGTGGCGATATGTTTGAGGGTATCGCGATTTACAACCGCCTGATGGAGCATTCTCAGGAGGTCACCACGAAAGTTCTGGGCTTGGCTGCCTCTGCCGCATCGGTGGTTGCCATGGCCGGCGCCAAGCGGGAAATTGCCAAGAGCGCTTTCTTGATGATCCACAACTGCTGGACTTATTTCGCCGGTAACCGCCACGCGATCCGCGAGCTCGCCGATACGATGGAGGAGTTCGACCAAGCGATGGTCGGTGTGTATGCCGAGACGAGCGGCCAGGATGAAAATGACGTTGAGAAGATGCTCGATGCCGAAACCTACTTGAATGGAACCACGGCTCTCGAAAAAGGCTTTGCCACTGGTTTGATCTCGCCCGCAGAAGTCAAAGAAACAGCGGATGAGTCCCGGGCTCAAGCGCAAGCTGCGCGCAAACTCGATGCAGCCTTGGCCAAGTCAGGGATGCCGCGTAGTGAGCGACGAAAACTGATTTCCGAAATCAAGACCGGCATGCCTAGCGCTGCTGGCGGCGACACGCCTCGCGCTGTCGTGCCGGGTAAGCCTCGCGCTGCCCTTGATGTATCCGCGTTTGAAGAAACCGCAACCCAGGCGTCAGCACTACGGGACCTCCTTCCCATTCGCTAGACGACTGTGTCAGCAACCCGATTAGTAACCGCCCAAGTGGCGGTTTTTTCATTTTTGAAGGAAACAAACCATGCCAGTAGATCTGTCCCAAATCGAAGCGTCTCAGAAGCAAACCCAGTCTGACCTGAAAGCCGTCGGCGATCAGATCAAGACTTACGCCGAGCGGACCGAGAAGGAAATTAAAGCCTCCGGCGAGATGCAGGCCGAAACCCGTGCCAAGGTGGATGAGCTGCTGACCAAGCAAGGGGAGCTGCAGGCTCGTATGCAGGACGCCGAGCAGAAACTGGTCAATGCAGGCAAACCGAACGAGCCGGAGACTCAGCAGTCTGCCGGCCAAATGGTTGCTGCCAAAATGCAGGAGGAGGGCGTAAGCAGTTCTTTCCGAGGTTCTCGACGTGTCGAGGTACCGCGCGCAGCAATTACTTCGGCACCAGCTTCCGGCGGAGCTCTTGTTCCTGCTGAACGGGTTGGTGTGATTTTGGCTCCCCAGCGTCGACTCACCATTCGTGACCTGGTAGCGCCGGGTACTACTGGTGCAAACGCCGTCGAATATGTCCGCGAGACGGGCTTCACCAACAACGCAGCCATCGTTGGCGAGGGCTTGGCCAAGCCTTATAGCGAACTGACCTTTGGTCTCGAAAATGCGAACGTGCGCACTATTGCCCATTTGTTCAAGGGCAGCCGGCAAATTCTGGATGACGCCGCCGCGCTGCAAAGCTACATCGATGCCCGTGCTCGTTACGGCCTGCTGCTGGCTGAAGAGGCTCAATTGCTTTACGGCAACGGTACCGGCAATAACCTGCACGGCATCATCCCCCAGGCCCAGGCATATGTGACCCCGGCAGGCATCACGGTAGCGGCTGAGCAGCGTATTGACCGCATCCGCCTGGCCTTGCTGCAAGCCACCCTGGCCGAGTTCCCGTCTACTGGCATTGTGCTCAACCCAATTGACTGGGCGGCAATTGAGCTGCTCAAAGACGGTGAAAACCGCTACATCATTGGCAAGCCGCAGGAAGGCACCTCGCCACGCCTTTGGAACCTACCGGTGGTTGAGACCCAGGCAATTGTTCAGGGCCAGTTTCTTACCGGAGCCTTTAGCCTTGCAGCCCAAATCTTTGATCGGATGGGTATCGAGGTTCTGGTCTCGACTGAGAACGACAAAGACTTCGAGAACAACATGGTCACCATCCGGGCCGAGGAGCGATTGGCCTTCGCGGTCTATCGTCCAGAAGCTTTCGTTACCGGCCCTCTGGTTGCTGCTCCTTAACTTGCTACCGGTTCAGGTCTCAATGGGAGGCCTGGATCGATTGGAGAATTGTTATGAGTCGAGCAAGAAAGAACGAGGCAACTCAGCAAAATAATGAAACGGAAAAGACGCTGACTGCAGATCAAATAGTTGTTGCCAGTCAGTCGGCCAGCGCCCAGCCTTTCGCTGCTGACGCTGCTGACGCTGCTGACGCTGCTGACGCTGCTGACGCTGCTGACGCTGCTGACGCTGCTGACGCTGCTGACGCTGCTGACGCTGCTGACGCTGCTGACGCTGCTGACGCTGCTGACGCTGCTGACGCTGCTGACGCTGCTGACGCTGCTGACGCTGCTGACGCTGCTGACGCTGCTGACGCTGCTGACGCTGCTGACGCTGCTGACGCTGCTGACGCTGCTGACGCTGCTGACGCTGCTGACGCTGCTGACGCTGCTGACGCTGCTGACGCTGCTGACGCTGCTGACGCTGCTGACGCTGCTGACGCTGCTGACGCTGCTGACGCTGCTGACGCTGCTGACGCTGCTGACGCTGCTGACGCTGCTGACGCTGCTGACGCTGCTGACGCTGCTGACGCTGCTGACGCTGCTGACGCTGCTGACGCTGCAGCAGCAGCTGACGCTGCAGCAGCAGCTGACGCTGCTGACGCTGCTGACGCTGCTGACGCTGCAGCAGCAGCTGACGCTGCTGACGCTGCTGACGCTGCTGACGCTGCTGACGCTGCTGACAGCTTCATTACCATCTATCCACTGAGAAGCTATCTAGACGGCAAGGAAATTCGTAATGCTGGAGGTGATGGCTATAGATCACCGAAGCATGAAGCGAGCCTTCTGATTGCCAAAGGATTGGCTACGACACTCAATCCGAAGTCCTGAAATGAACGTCATTCCGACCGATGAAGCGATGCGACATCTGCGAGCCGAAGAGGACGATCGTGCGGATGTTGAGTTGTACCTTGCTGCGGCCGAGGACAGCGCGGCGCAGTTTATGAATCGTCGTTTTTACGCTGATCAGGGGGCGCTGGATGTGGCGATCGCAGAGGGGTCTGCAGGGGATCGCCCGATCCTGATCAATCCAACCATTCGCGCCGCCTGCCTGCTCATTGCCGGCAACCTTTACGGAAACCGAGAAGATGTTGTTGTGGGCACAATCTCTTCAGAGCTTCCTGGCGGATCCCGATCGTTGCTAACGCCATATCGTATTGGCTGGGGGGTTTAATGCGCGCTGGACGTTTGCGTCACTCTTGCAAGATGTTCAAGCCGGTGCTGACCAGGAATAAATCCGGCGGCTTTGATACCACATGGGCCGAGATCGGCAAGCTGTGGGCAGAGATCGCAGTGCCAACTGGACGTGTATCACCCGTTGCCGAGCAACTGAAAGCTGTGATCACCGCCGAGATTCGCATCCGGCCCCGGGCTGATGCTGTGGCGGGCAATCGTCTTGTGCACGCGGTGAAAGGAGTCACCACAACTTACTTGATCGGTGCAGCGCTGCTCAATAATGAGCGCGACATGCTTCGATTACTTTGCTCAAACGTACCCAATCCATAGAGGTGAATCATGAAAGTAGTTGCCCTGGGCACTCTTTCCGGCGCTGCTGGCGACCGGGAGAAAGGCGAGGAATTCACGGTGGACGCCAAGCTTGGCGCCGAACTGATCGGTCGCGGACTAGTTGAGTCTGCTCCTGAGTCGCCCGCCGCCGAAAAGGCCGGAAAGGTCAAGGAGTAGAGTATGGCCGCCCGCCGCTCGCGTATGTCGGGCGACTTCAAGCTTCGTCGTATGCTCCGCACAATCCACCAAACCATGGATAACGAGCTTGCCCCGGCTATGCTTGATTCCGCAGACCGCATCTTAACTACCATGAAAGAGTTAGTCCCGAAGGACACGGGTGCCGCCGCGGCAGCTCTCAAAGTGTTCGTTTCGAAAAGTGGCCTTGATGCGCAGATTGGTATTCGCGGAAAGCGAGACAATAGTGGATTTTTCTACCTAAAGTTCATTGAGTATGGAACTAAGGGTTATACGGGCGGGAAGCGTTCTGGCGGGCGGAATCGTCGCGACACAAACAAAAGTGATGGAACTCACTTCTTTGGTAAAAACCCAGATATTCCAGCTCGTCCAGCGCACCCGTGGCTTCGACCTGCAAAGGACGTGAACCGGGAATATGTGATTGCCAATATCCAGGCAGCAATAGGCCGGACGCTCAGCAAGGCAAGCAAGGGGCTATCTAATGGCTGATCCGTCTGTTGCGCTGCAGGAGGCGCTCTACGCTCGGTTACTTGCCGAGGTGTCATGCCCTGTCTACGACGGCGCCCCCATGAACTCACCGATGCCATATGTCTCCTTTGACCGGGAGATATCCACCAACATCTCGCCTATTGCCGGTAGGAAGCGTGAGCAACGGCTGATCTACCTGTCGGTCTGGTCTGACGCCCATGGCCAGGCCGAGGTGAAGCGCATCCTCGGCGAGGTTGCTGCTGCTCTGGACGAGCGCCGCCTGCCGTTGACCGTCGGGCGTGCTGTATCGGTCCGCGTCGAGCAGGCCGACGCCCAGCGCGATGCTGATGGCGTCACATATCAAGGATCGGTAACGGTCCGCGTCATCACCACTCACTAATCCCAACACCCGGCCGCACCGCGGCTTTATCCAATGTGCCCTTGGAGGAACCCCCATGGCCGAAGACAACCTCAACACAGCCGCCGGCTGCCGAATCGGTATCGGCAGCAAAAACGGCGCTAACACTGAAGCGCTCTATAAGGCGGACACCTATGTCGATATCGGGGAGGTAGAAGACCTGGGCGAGTTCGGCGACACGTTCAGCTCCGTGAACTTCACGTCGCTTCGCGATGGGCGCGTGCGCAAGTACAAGGGCACGGCGGACGCCGGCGACCTGACCCTGGCCGTCGGCCTGGACAACGGCGACCTGGGCCAGGCCAAGCTGAAGATCGCTCACCGCGATCGCAGCAAGGGCGATTACAACATCAAGATCACCCTGAACGACGGCGACCCTTCCGCTACCCCGCCATTGCTGCCGACCACGTTTTACATGCGCGGCAAGGTTATGAACAACACTGTCGCAGCGGGCGCAGCTGACAACGTCGTCCGCCGGAACGTCACTATCGGCATCAACTCCGATATTTTCGAAATCGAGCCAGAGCCGGCCGCCGCTTAATCACGGGGCTTCGGCCCCGAATCCTAAGGATTCGACACATGAGCAAAACCCTTTACGGTACCGTCGACATCAAGTTGGGCGACGAAACGTACACTTTGACGCCTACACTCGGCGCCGTACGTGCGATCGAGGCCCACTTCGGCGGTCTGCGCGGTGCGTCCCAGGCCATCAATGCATTGAGCATCGTTGGTTGCGCTGTGATTATCGCCGGTGGTGCTGGCTTGAATGGCAAAGACGCCGAGGCCGTGCCTGATCTGGTGTGGAAGGCGGGCGTGCTGAACGTTTCCGTGCAACTGAACGCGTACCTGGTGGCGCTGTACAATCCGAAAGGCCCCGATGCGGGAAAGGAAAAGCCGGCGGCGGCGTAAGTGCTGTCGAGGACGGCAGCTACGTCGACCGGCTCTACGCTGTAGCCACCGGCTGGCTTGGATGGCCGCCACACATTGCCTGGTCCACCCCTATGCCAGAATTGTTCCTGGCCATGGATGCCAAGATCGAGTGGGCGCAGATGACCAACCCGTTTGGCACTGGCAAGACAAAGACCAAGGCCGAGAAGCCTTCGCCGTCGACTGTGGCGGATAAGCTCCGGCAGGCGCTGACTGGTCGGCAGGCAAGTTAGGCAGGATCCGCCATAGCGTTGATGAGGCCTGAGGCTTATATCCATCTGCCTTCGATAGAGCGCATCGATGATGCCGCGCTTTGTCGCTCCTTTGTAAGGTGGTAGATTGTTTCCATCAAAAAAGGAGCGTTGGAATGTTGCGGCTATTGACGGCGACGTGTTTTGGATTTGCTTGGCAGGTATCTCTGGCTGCGGGAAATGTCACTTATTTGTCCTGCCCGGCTGTTGATAAGCGCGCCGACGATTTGGTAGTCGTGCTAGATCAGGGAAATGGTACGGCCTCACTACAAAGCGATAAGAGCGGTTCCGGGCTTAATTTCACATCCCCGGCGTCTTTCGGACCTCAGTATGTAAGTTGGCAGAACCAGTCTAAAAGCTTCCCGCAGAAATTTACGGTTGACCGTGTCAGTTTGATTCTTAAAAGAGAAACCACAAGTCGAATGAGCGGTTCTGTCTATCTTGAAACGTCAGGGTGTTCAATCATAAAAGCACCCGCTAATACTAAATTTTGAATCACCTTTCATAAGCAAGCCGCCAACAGGCGGTTTTTTTTCGCCCGGAGAAAAAGCATGGCTGATACCGACGTACAGGGGATGCTCGTCCGCATCGAGGCGACCACCGCCCAGTTGCGTCAGGAAATGGCGCGTGCCGATTCCAGTGTTGCTCAAGCCTCGGGGAAGATCGATAAAAGCTTGGGCCGTGTTGATTCTGCCTTCGATCGTATCGGAGAACGGGCTCAGCATGCTTCAGGATTGATAAAGGGGGCACTCGCTGCAGCGATTGGTGCTGCTGGTATTGGCAAGATCATTGAGGCGGCCGACTCCTACGGTCAGATGTCTGATCGTATCGGTATGGCGACTGCGAGTGTGGGCGAATACGATCTGGTGCAGCAGCGCCTGCTCGATACCGCAAAGCGCACATACCGACCGCTCGCAGAGGCCCAAGAGCTTTACATCCGCACCTCGGATAGCCTGAAGTCAATGGGTTACAACACCAGCCAAGCGCTGGACGTGATGGACAGTTTCAGCTTTCTGCTTGTCACAAACTCAGCATCAGCTGACAAGGCCGGCGCCGCCATTGACGCGTATTCGAAAGCGCTTCAAACGGGGAAAGTAGAGGCGGACGGTTGGCAATCCATTCTCGCGGCCATGCCGACTGTAGTCGACACCCTCGCAAAAGCCACCGGTAAAAGCGCTGAAGAGATCCGAAGTCTCGGCGCCCAGGGAAAGCTCGGACTCGATATCCTGACGGAGGGTCTTCAGAAGGCTTCAAAGGCGAATGGTGAGCTTGCAGATGCGATGAGCGTAGCTGTTCGTGATGCAGTACAAAACCTCTCCAATGCGTTCAGCGTATATGTCGGAAAACTGGACGAGACGATTGGGTTTACTGGCGTTCTTGGCAAAGCCATCGGCGTGGTGGGTGATAATTTCGAAACCATCGCCGATGTTGCAATCATGGCCGCCATCGCTGCTCTTGGGCGGTATGGCGCCCTATCTGTCTCATCTGCTGCGTCAGCCACATATTCGGCGCTCAAAGACGTTGCCGCCAGAAAGGCTCAGGCCACAGCTGTGTTGCTGGTGGCGCAGGCCGAGCAGCAGAAAGCCCAGACTTCGGTTTTCTTGGCCGAGAAGGAAGCGATCGCAGCGCGCGGTACCGCAGTCCAGACTCAAATGTCGCTTCAACTGGCCGAGGCAAGACTGGCGGAGACGCGCGCCACTAACGCCGTTGCCGCTGCCCAGGCCGGTGTTAGTCGTGCAGGCTTCGGTCTCCTCGGTATGCTCGGTGGCCCCGTAGGCGTAGCCGCGCTCGCGATCGGCGCTGCGACTGCTTTCCTGACTCTGCGCAACAATACAAGCGTCTTAGAAGAGAAACTGGGCGATCTGGGGGACCCCCTTGATAAGCTCGTTGAGCGATTCAATAAGCTCAATCGCGCAACTCAGTCGGTCACGCTGCGCGAACTCAAAGCCTCCATTGAGGATGCCGAGGGCGATTTGACCACGGCCGCCGGCTCGATCGCCTTTGAGTTTCAGAGCAGCCTGACCGATGCTGGCCTCGCCGGTGCTTCTGGGTTCATGGCTGGCATCGCTCCTTTGCCGCCGGAATTCCAGTCGGCAATGGACATCATCAAGAAGGCATCGTCCGACCAGTCGGCCGGTATGGTTGTTGACTGGAAGGCTGTTGCCGACCAGGTGCGCGAAGTTCCTGGAGTGACTGCCGAAATGGCAGACGCACTTGAAAAAAGTGGCGGGGCCGCAGCCGAGAAGGCCGAGTTAATCGCCAAGCTCAGAACCGCACTGGCTGAGCTCACCGGTCAGACCGATGAAAATACCAGGTCAGAGCTAGAAAATGCCGCAGCAAAGGCTGCGGCGGCTGGTGTCGGTCAAAAATATCTCGAACTTTTACAGAAGCAATTAGGCGCAGCCCAGGACAAGACGGCTCTCGCGGCGGCCAATCGGTTCATCTCAGAGAACACGCTTCTAACAGAAGAGATGATTGTTGCCATCCGTTCAGCAGCTGCCGCCAAGGATGCCCAGAAAGCGGCAGACGACGCTGCAACAAAGGCCAAACAAAGGAACACCAGCGCAACCGAGTCTGCAGCGAAGCAGCAGCTCAAGTCATTCGACACGGCCGAGGAAGGCTACAAGCGTCAGATCGAACTGATCAACACCACCGGCGACAAGCAGCAAGACGCCACTGAGGTGATGAAGCTTTCCTTCGAGCTTCAGGAAGGAAAACTCGGCAAGCTGAGCGAGGCGCAGAAGAAAAAGCTCATGGGCATGGCTGCCGAGTTGGATGCGCTGAACAAGCTGAAGAAAGCCAACGAGGACGACCTCAAGCTGACGGCGTTCAGGAATGCCCAGGGCGTCGGCACTCAAACCATGAAGGATGGGTTTGATCAGGAGCTGAAGGGCGTAGGGATGGGCGATAAAGCCCGTGACCGCCTGCGCGCAGACCTCGCACTTCAGCAGAAGTATGCTGCCGATGTTGCCAGCTTGAATGAACAGTTCCAGGCCAAGAGCATTAGCGAGGAATTGTACGAAAGCGAAACCATCGTTCTTGAAGAGGCACTGGCAGAGCGAATCATTGCGCAAGAGCTTTACTACCAGGCGGTTGACGAACAGCAAACCAACTGGATGAACGGTGTCAACGAAGCGTGGGCTAACTACGCAGCATCGGCGCGGGACTACTCCGCTCAAGCTGCGGACATCACCAATACCGCATTGAGTGAGGCCACCGGTGGGCTGGGGACATTCTTCTCAGATGTAGCCAGTGGAGCAGAAGATGCTGGTGACGCCTTGGGCGACATGGTCGGTAACTTCGCCAAATCGATGCTCAAGGCCTTGGGCGACATGGCGGCGCAGTGGTTGATCTACCAGGGTGTGCAGCTGCTCGTTGGCAAGGCAACCCAGGCCGGTGCTGCTACTGCGCTCGGGGCGAATGCTGCGGCGATGTCGCTCCAGGCGGGGCTCAACGCGTACGCGTCGACAGCAGCTATTCCGATCATCGGGCCAGCGGCTGCGCCTGCCGCTATGGCTACCGCACTGACCGTCACCGGCCCCCTGGCCCAGGCGGTTGGCATGACGGCCCTATCGGGCATGGCGCACGACGGTATCGACTCGGTTCCAGAAGACGGCAGCTGGTTCCTGCAAAAGGGCGAGCGGGTGACTACTGCTCAAACCAGCGCGAAACTGGATGCAATGCTGTCCAGGATCGACAACAGCCTGGGCGGCGCCCAACCCGTTGCACGTATCGGGGTTGGCAGCTTGGAATCGGCTGGCAATGGCCGGGCTGCGCTGGTCAGTTCTTCTGCTGATCCGGCGCCAAGCGGACCCACGCAGATCGTCTTTAACGCTCCATTCACCGTTCAGGCCCAGCCAGGCATGAGCAGTCAGGATGCGCAGATGCAGGGTGATTCCATCGGGGCTGCATTGGAGGTACGTATGGGCAAGTTCCTGGACGCAGAGATGCGTCAGGGCGGCCGGCTGTGGAGGCGTTGATGGCTGAGACATTTACTTTTGACGTTGAGGTCGGTGCCGACGGCGATGTCAGCCAGCGCACATGGGAGAACCAGTTTGGCGATGGCATGGCCCAGGCCGGTGGTATTGGCATCAACACCAAGAGCCAGGTCTGGAATCTGGTGCACACCGGCGAAGACTACCCGGGCGAGGAATTCCCTGAACTGATCAAGTTCCTCGATCGACACGAAGGCTACAAGGCCTTCCGCTACTCGCCGCCCGGGGAACCGGAAGGTTGGTACCGAACCAACGGCTACAAGAAGAAAGCGCTGGGCGCGAACATCTATACCGTCACCTTCTCGGTGAAGCAGGTTTTCAACCCCAGACCCTAACCCTTATCGAGCCCCGCCCTGTGCGGGGCTTCTTGTTTGTGGGGCCCCATGATTTACAACTCCGACCTTCAAAAGCTAGAGCCTGGCAACCAAATCAGGCTCTACGAGCTGGACGCTACACGCCTGGGCGCCACGATCTGGCGATTCCACGGCCACGCCCATGAGGGCGACATCATCTGGCAGGGCCAGCTGTACTCGCCGTTGCAGATCGAGGCCAAGGGCTTTGACATCCGCGGCGACGGCAGGCCAGCCACGCCCACGCTGCAGGTGGACGACGAGCTCGGCGGGGTGCGCGGCGCAATCACCGCGCTGTGCTTCCAGTTCCGCGACCTGGCCGGCTCGAGGGTCAAGGTCATCGAGACGTTCCGCCACTTCCTGGATGCGGCGAACTTCCCAGAGGGTAACCCGGAAGCCAGCAACCAGAGCAGGACGAACCTCTGGTTTATCGAGCAGAAGACAGAGGCGCTGCCCAGCATCTCGGTGACGTTCGCGCTGTCGAGCCCAACCGACATGGAGGGGCAGATGCTGCCGGCCCAGCAAATCACCAAGCTGTGCCGGTGGGCCTGCCGTGGCGGTTACCGCCAGGAGGCCTGCGCCTATACCGGCACCGCGATGTTCGACAAGAAAAACCAGCCGACTGACAATCCCGCGCTGGACCGCTGCGGCGGCTGGTGGAGCAGCTGCAAGATTCGTGGCAATACCCGCCGCTTCGGTGGATCCATGGGCGCGAGCCTTATCGCAACTTCGAGGTAGCCATGCGTATCAACCAGAAATTACAGGACGAGATTCGTGCGCACGCGGAGCGTGTCTACCCCGCTGAAGCCTGCGGCGTGCTGATCAAGTCGGCCGCTGGTCGGGAGTACGTTCCCTGCGCAAACCTTGCGACGACCCCGCGCGAACACTTCCAGATCGATCACAAGGACATGGCTGCTGCCGAGGATCGAGGCGATGTGCTGGCGATCATCCACAGCCACCCGGACAAGGCGCCCACGCCGAGCATGGCGGATCGCGTCAGCTGCGAATTGCACGAATTGCCCTGGGGCATCGTGGGCTGGCCCGGTGGCGATTTCGAGTGGTTCAAGCCGGCGGGCTTCCAGGCGCCGCTGCTGGGTCGCGACTTCTCCCACGGCTTGCTGGATTGCTGGGCCGCGTGCCGAGACTGGTACGCGCGCGAGGCCGGCCTGCAACTTCCGAACTTCAAGCGCACCGACCTGTGGTGGGAGCAGAAAGACGGGCCCAGCCTCTACGAGGACAACTTCGCGGCCGTCGGTTTCTACCAGGTGAGCGAGGCGCGGCGCGGCGACATGCTGGTGCTGCAGGTTCCGACGCCCGGCCGGGAGTGCTATTTCCCAAACCATGCCGCGATCTATCTGGGTGATGACCCATCGCTGTCCAGTGAGACTGCGCCGGCCCTGGGCGGCTTTGGCCCGTTCATTTATCACCACATGGCGGGTCGCCCGGCGGCGCGCGAGATATACGGCTGGTCGCTGGCCAACCGCGTACGGCTGATTCTCCGTCACAAGGACTACCGCCCATGACAATGCGCACCATCAAGCTCGGCGGGGTGCTGGGCAAGAAGTTCGGCAAGGAATACCAGCTTGATCTGTACGGCATCCACGACGCCATGACCGCGCTCTGCATGATGAAGCCTGGTTTCGAAAAGTTCATGCGCAGCGCCGAAGAGCGCGGCATGGTCTTTGCGGTGTTTGTCGACGAGCGAAACATCGGTACCGAAGAGCTCGAAATGGTTGGCCGGACCGAAGGCGATATCCGGATCCAGCCAATTATCCAAGGCAGCAAGCAGGCCGGCCTGTTCCAGACCATCCTCGGGGTTGCATTGATTGTGGGTGGCCTGTTCACCGGCGGCACGTCGTCTGCCCTGGGCATGGGCTTGTTGGCTGCGGGCGCGGCAGTTGGCCTGGGTGGCATGGTGCAGATGCTTTCGCCGGCCACGAACGTGTCCACCGACAACCAGAACGACGACGGCAATAACCCCAGCTACGGATTCGGCGGCGCGGTGACGACGATCGCCCAGGGCAACCCATACCCATTGTTGTATGGAGAGCGCGAGGTCGGCGGGGCAGTTGAGTCGGGCGGGATTTACACCCAGGATAATGTGTAAAGCCCTCTATCCTTTGAGCTTTCCGGTAGGCAGGGTTGGATTACTTTGGGAGGGCGTTTTTATTGGGGCAGAATGATTTTTTGTTCCAGAACAAATATTCATTACCTCTAAATATTCCTTAACCAATTTAACTGCCTTAAGACCAAGCTCGGTCTCGACTATAAACTTATGTTCATTGAATTCAAATATTTCGAAATGTCGTTTAGTCTTTGATAACTGGTTTTCAATATTCAAATTAACAAGGTACTGCCTTACGTACCCCGCTGCCTCCTTGCTGAAGCAGGTGCAGTGCAAAGTTTCGCCGTCTTTTATCAGCCATACCACAGCGTTCTTTTCCTCAGAAATGTCGCCGTTCTTATCCAAGCATTCTGTTCGAAACTCGATCATTGCAGCTCTCCATGTCAGTGAAATAGTTGTACAGCTACAGCCAAATGTGAATCAAAACCCGTCTCCATGATACCAACAATTATTGTTTATGAACCAACACCCGCGCGTGCGGGTTTTTTGCATTCTGGAGGGCGCATGAGCGCAGTAGCAAAAAAGGCGCCCCGCGCAATCCCCCCCAAGCGCCGCGCCGTGCACGGCAGCAAGGGCGGCCAGGCCAAAGAGAAAAAGCCCAGCATCGCCCAGAACAGCGTGCCTTCGATATCCACCGCGCGCATCGTTTACATGTGGAGCTGGGGCCCGATCGTTGGTCCGGTCAATGGGTTGCGTTCGGTCAAGCTCGACGGAACACCGATCCAGAACGAAGACGGCACGATCAACTACCCCAGCGTTAAATGGCAGTTCCGTAACGGCGAGCTCAATCAGGATCGGCTGCAAGGCATCACTGAAGCCAGCAACGAAATCGACGTCAAGCAGGAGTTGATCTTCGGCACTCCCTGGCTGCACACCGTCACGAACCAGGTCGCTGATGCGGTTCGAATCCGCCTGAGCTGGCCAGCACTCCGCAGCCAGGACGCCGCCGGCAACATCAACGGCGTGCGCATCGACTATGCCGTGGATATTGCGACTGACGGCGGCCCCTACGTGGAGGCCTTGGTGTCGTTCGTTGACCGGAAGAACGTCACCGAGTATGAGCGGGCTCACCGCCTGGAACTGCCAGACGGCAACCGGTGGACCGTTCGCGTTCGCCGGCTCACGCCGAACGCGAACTCCGACCTGGTGGTTGACCAGATGGTGGTCAAGGCGATCGCCGAGGTGGTCGACAGCGATCAGGAATACCCGCTCACCTCGGTCAGCGCTATTGAATACGACGCGCAAACATTCGGTGGCGATATCGCCAAGATCGCGGTCTTGATGCGGGGCCGAATTATCCGCGTGCCGAGCAACTATGACGCCTCGACGCGCACGTACGCGACGTCGGGCACCGGTACCAGCAACGGCATCTGGGACGGCACCTTCAAAGAGGCCTACACCAACAACCCTGCGTGGGTGTTTTATGACCTGGTGCTGCACCCTTACTACGGTCTGGGCGATCGCATCGATGCCACGATGGTTGATCGCTGGTCGCTTTACCGCATTGCGCAGTACTGCGATCAGATGGTGCCAGACGGCAAAGGCGGCATGGAGCCGCGCTTCACCTGCAACTTGTACCTGCAAAAGCAGGCCGAGGCCTACGCGGTGCTGCAGGATTTGGCATCGATCTTTCACGGCCTGGCCTACTGGGACGGCAGCCAGATCGTGGTCAACGCCGATATGCCCGGCGATCCGGTGTACACCTACAACCAAACGCAGATCCTGAACAACGGCGCCATCAAGTACGAGGGCACCCGCGCGCGCGATCGCCATACGCTTTACATGGTGGCCTGGGACAATCCGGATCAGGGCTTCGAGACCGATAAGGAGCCGGTGTTCGACGATGAAGCGATGGTGGAGCTGGGGGGTATCGTTCGCGAAACCTCCGTCAGCGCTATCGCGTGCACATCGCTGGGCCAGGCTCAGCGGACCGGCCAGTGGGCGGCGCTGACTGAGAAACTGCAAACCCAGGGAGGCGTCTTGCGGGTCGGTTTGGATGGCGGTATCCCCAAGCCTGGTCAGGTCATCGCCGTGGCCGACCCCATGCTGGTCGGCAGAGACAACGGCGGTCGGATCTCCGCCGCCGCCGGCCGTGTGGTGACCCTCGACCGGGATACCGTGGTGCCGGTGGGCGCTCGTTTGATGGTAAACCTGCCCAGCGGGAAGTCCGAAGCCCGAGTGGTCAAGTCGGTGGCCGGCCGCGCCGTTACCGTCATGGCAGACTTCAGCGAGCAGCCGGTGCCAGAGAGCGGCTGGATCCTCGATTACGAAGACCTGAAGCTGATGCAGTTCTACGTCCGCAACGTCACGCGGCCGGAGTGGCACCAGTACCAGCTCGAGGTAATCCAACACGACCCGAGCAAGTTCCCGGCCATCGACAACGGCGCGGTGGTCGACACCCGGCCAATCACTGGCATACCTGTGGGTACGCAGGACGCTCCGGCGCGCGTGATGCTGAGCCAGCACGTCGTGATAGAGCAGGGCATCGCCGTCACGGTGATGTCTATCGCCTGGGATGCTGCCCCGGGTGCGGTCGCCTATGACGTGGAGTGGAAGTGGGGCGCGCGTGAGTGGGTGCCGTTGCCACGCACCGCTGAGCTGATGGCCGACGTTCGCGGAATCTACTCGGGTCAGTACATGGCGAGAGTCAGGGCGGTAAGCGCCCTCAACGTATCGTCGATCCCGAAAACCTCGGCCCTGACCAATCTCGAAGGGAAAACCGGGGCGCCGCCGGCGGTGTCGTTCCTGACCACCACCAGCCTGGTTTATGGCATCGGCATTCAATGGGGCTTTCCACCAGGTGCAGAGGACACCCAGCGGACGGAGATCTGGTACAGCCAGTCGGCCGACCTGACCACCGCGATCAAGCTGAGCGACTTCAGTTATCCGCAGGCGAATCACGAGATGCACTCGCTGTTGCCTGGTGCGACCCTGTTCTTCTGGGCGCGCCTGGTGGATCGGACCGGCAACATCGGCCCGTTCTGGCCGGTACCAGGTGCAGTCAATGGCCAGGCCAGCACCAAGGAGAGCGATTATGAGGCGTATTACGCCGACAAAATCGGCAAGAGCGCCCTGTACCAGAGCCTGCGCGAAGAGATAGAGCTGATCACTGGTGACGGGCCTGGCTCTGTGAACGAACGCCTCGAGGAAGCCAAGCAGGAACTGGAGGACCTGATCAAGCAGGTGAACGACGCGCTCGGCTATGACCCCGCAAAACCTTATCTGAAGGGTGATATTGTCCGGCTCGATCAGCATTTGTACCAAGCGAAAGGTCCGGTGCCGGCTGGGGCAGCACCGCCCGACGCTGCGTATTGGATTGATATCGGCACCATTCTTGAGACCACTGATGCACTGGTGTCTCAGGTTCAGATCATCGAAACCACGATCGAAGAAATCGACGGCAGGTTGTTGGCCACCGCCACCTCTGTGGAGGCGTTGCGCTCTGCCGCTCGAGGTGACGATGGCGCGGGCGATCTTGCTGACGCGATCAAGGGATGGTCGTCCACGGCAGATCTCGCCGTCGAGCGTAAAACGCGAGCCAGCGAGAATGAAGCGTCGGCCCAGCAGCTGCTCACCCTCGGCGCCCAGGTCGGCGACAACAAGTCGTCGTTGACCGTTCTGGAGCAGGTGGTGGCCAGCAACCGCGAGGTTTCAGCTGCGCAGATCAACCAGCTCAAGAGCGATCTGTCTGCTGTTGACGGGAGAGCGACCGGTAATGCCCAGGCGATAACGGGCCTCAACACCAAGGTCACAAACCTCGACGGCAAGATCACCTCCCAGGCGTCGAGCAACGAGGCGTTGCGGGCTTCTGTTCGCGGCGATGACGGGTCCGGGGAGCTGGCCGGGGCTTTGAAAACGTACGAGTCGGTCGCAAGCATCGCCCAGCAAATACGTGTGGAAGCATCCCGCGAATTAGCAACTGCTGAGCGGATCAACACTTTGCAAGCTGGGGTTGATAGCGCGAAGGGGCTTATCCAGCAGGAGGAGCTGGTCAGGGCCACTGCGATCGATGTGCTGTCCAAACGGACTGATACGGTCCAGTCGAGTCTCGGCCAGACAAACGCCTCGGTTCAGCAGGTGAGCCAGACTCTGGTTGGCCTGGACGGAAGGGTGTCCTCATCGGTCACCTTGAAGGCCCAGACAATCGTAGATGGGCGCAGGGTCACTACGGGCATGGCATTCGGATCCAATGGTGAGCAATCAGAGTTTCTGATCATGGCCCAGCGAATGGCGGTCGTGAACGAGATCGACGGCAAGGTCATTCCGATGTTCGTTATCGAGAACGGCCAGGCCGTGTTCAACACCGCGATCATCAGCAAGGCGATCATTCAGGAAATCATCCTTGGCATGGTGCTTCGTTCTCCGGCGGTGGACTCGAAAGGGCGCCCATTGCTGGAAATCAACATTCCGGCGGGTACTTTCACCCTGCGCAGTTCGGGCACTGGTGGATCGTCGCTGCTCAACAACGACGGCCTGTCTGTATTCGATGGGAATGACGATAGGCGCGTGATGGTAGGGAGACTTTCCTAATGGCCGATTACGGAATGTGGACGTGGGGCCCTGGCAACGTTGCCGAGATCACCCCGGCGTCTTTTACGATGCGGACCGTTTATACAGCGGTCCTCACGCCTGCAGCCTGGGGAAACGTCAAATATCTGGATATCGCGGTTGCGGGAATCACTCCTGACAACGCCTCAGCATTCTGCGTTCTTGCTCAGGCAGCGGCATCTCTTTATGACAAACAGCTTGAGCCGGAGGTGCTGAATGGAATTGTCAGGGTTTGGAAAACATTGAGAGGGGATCCCTGGGGTAACTCAGGAAGATCCTCTACAGTTATGCGGCTCTTTGTGGTGAGGTTTAAATAATGGCTGAAACGTTTGGCATGTCTTTCACCGCCCCTCCTGACGGTCGTGTCATCATCGATTCCGAATTCTTCCGATTGACCGTGATTCATAAAGGGAGATATGTAGGGACTGAGGAAAGCGGAAATTCGTCTACAACTTTATTCTCCTCCCCATTCACGACCCAAGAACAGCCGCTTATATTCATACGCCCAGACAGTGCCGCCGGAATGATAGGTATGGCGAACATAGAAGTTTTAGGCGGGCCTGGTAACTGGACGGGTTTCAGAGTTCGGATATATAACAATTACACCATCAAGCCGGTGGGTCGATGGTTTGCAGGAATATTTAGTGGCGCGCCTGTAGCACAATTTGGTGCGCGCATATTGGGGCCGGGGCAGAAGGTAATTTTTGACACTGGCACACCAGCCGCTTTATTCGTCAGGGCTACTAATACCTGGACCTTTACGGGAAGTGGTCAGACAGGCCAAGGACAAACCATAAACTACTTTCAAGCACCTTTTGCAATGGCAGAGGATGAGTATGTTTTGATAAATAACATGGGGGTAGGGGTTAATACTATTGGAGTTGAAAACAGTAGGCAGATTGGTTTTTTCTGGGATTATCCAAATAGGCTTATCAATGTCGGGGCCGTAGGTATACCCGGTTACAATGCGTCGTTTCTTGGAATTACGATTGTCGTAGCGCGAATGACTTCTTAATTATTTTTAAAGTCCCGCATCCCGCATCATGCGGGTATTTTTTTGTCTGGAGAAAAACATGCCATCTTGGTTTTCAGAAGGGACAGTCACCGTTACTAATGGGAGTACTGTTGTAACTGGTGCACTTACGAGATTTTCAAATTGCCGCGCCGGCGATATGTTTGTCGGTCCGGATAACGGTATCTATCAGATCATCAACCCATCGAGCGACACGTCCGTTTCCATCTCGCCGGCTTATCGAGGTCCAACATCCGCAGGCGCTGGTTATGGGATTGTTCCGGTGAACGGCTATCCCAAAGCGCTCGCTGACGCCGTCAACCTGTTGGTGCAGCAGTGGGGGGCGACTCTCGCGGGTCTGGGGTCAGTATCTGTTGAGAACATTGTGCCGGTCGCGAAGGGCGGTACCGGGAGCTCAACTCCAGCTGCTGCCCGCACCGCTCTGGGTTTGGGCAACGCTGCCACGGCCACCATCGGCCTCAACCCCGGCAACGTTATGGGCGTAGGGGCGTTTGGGCTTGGGGTTACGTACTCCCCAGGACTGACGTTGCGCACGGACGTACTTGGCAGCCAAGTGGCGCAGACCGGAATTTCCCGTTATTCAGCCGACACGGCAGGCAGACCGCCCTTTGGTTCCGGTTACGGTGTCTTGCAGCATTTTTCGGCTACCAATGACGGTACTTACAACTACGGCGCCTTGGTGGCTATCGATTACGCTGCTACCGAGTTGATGATGTGCCGGCTAGCTGGCTCCGCCGGCTGGTCCCCCTGGGCGAAGTTCTACAGCACCGCAAACACCACTCGCGCCGCTGACGGCACACTGAAGGCGATCTAAATGAAAACTCGCGCAGCAGTAAACATCCTCGGCGCTACCGGCGCTGTCATCGACATCACGTCCCTGGGCGTGGACACCATCACCACGGAACACCCAGGCCCAGGGCAGTACCTGGTCTACGGCACGCTTGGGATGGCGCCGGCCCCTGAAGGTTGGGGTTACGTCGTGAACCAGATCGATGCGGCCTGCTCCGTCGCGATCAGCTACCACGACGGGGTGCTGGCGGTCAGCATTGCCAAGGACGGCGAGCCTGCTGATCTGGAGCACAGCATTACCCTTCATGTGGCCGTCGAGGCCTTGCCCGTTCAGGAGATGCCCGAACTGCCCCCACCGTCAGATGATCCTCTGGAAGTTGCCCAGGAAGAAATCGCCCGTTTGCGCGCCGCCGCCGACTACGCGATCGTGCCACTCCAAGATGCGGTTGATGTCGACGAAGCCACCGATACCGACCTGGCCGCACTGAAGGCGTGGAAGAAATACCGCGTGGCGCTCAGCCGGGTTCCCGACCAAGCGGATTACCCTCAAACGATTGAGTGGCCGCACGTCCCCGCGTAAACCCTGGAGCAGACCACCACCCGCCTTGTGCGGTTTTTTTTCGCCTGGAGAAAGCCATGCCTATCACCGAGCAGCAGTTGCTGCAGATACTCCCGAACGCCGGCCGCAATGCCGGCGTTTTTGTTCCCGTGCTGAACACGGCCATGGGCCGGTACGCGATCGTGACCCCGCTGCGCATCGCCGCATTCATCGCCCAGGTCGGGCATGAGTCGGGCCAGTTGCGATACGTGCGGGAGATTTGGGGGCCAACGAAGCAGCAGTCCGGGTACGAAGGTCGTGCCGATCTGGGCAACACCGTGAAGGGGGACGGTTCCAAGTATCGCGGTCGCGGCCTGATCCAGGTCACCGGGCGCGCGAACTATGCCGCATGCGGCGAAGCCCTGGACCTAGACCTGATCAACAGGCCTGAATTGCTTGAATTGCCCCAGTACGCCGCCATGTCAGCGGCTTGGTTCTGGTCGACCAAGGGCCTGAACACGCTGGCGGATCAGGGGGAGTTCGCGAAGATCACCAAGCGCATCAATGGTGGGCTCACCGGGCAAACTGATCGACAAGCGTTGTACAGTAATGCGCTAAAGGTACTGGCGTAATGTCATCAGCACGAAATTTTGCTTAGATTTAAAAATTCTAGTATCGGGATACTATCGGTTCTATCACTCAAACTTAAACATCGCCTCATTGATTGAACTTTCGAAAAGAATAACGGTGCTGTCGCCTCCACCTACAAGAGAAATTGGTAAGAAACTGGAATAATCCAAGTCTCCGCATCTACAAAAGTTGATTGACCTTTCTGTGATTACTATCGCAGCGTTTCCGTCAGGCCAAAAACCTTGGACGCGAACGTGTCCTGCTCCAATTACCTCCAAATCAATGGCTATAAGGCGCCCGTCTACTCCATAATCTTTCTCGTAGTTCTTCATGAGCATGAAAGCGGTTGCTGGTAGATAGAATTTATTTACGGGTACTGTGACGCGGAATTTTCCAGGCCTATGATCTACAATGACGTCGTCAGTTTTTTTAACTTTTATCGCGTTGTCAGTAACTTTAAATACTAAGCGATCTTCGCTGTCGTAGAGAGTCGCGCTGACTTTTAGGTATTCATCCTTTATCGAGAACTCTAACTTGTTTTTGCTGGGCAAGTCGAACAGTATGGTTCGTGAATCTTTGGTTTGTCGAAACGCCATTGTTCCTGCACTGACTAAGGTGGTGCTAGCTGAGGAAACAAAAACATGAGCCTCTTCATGTTCATATTTTTTTACCGTTTTTTTCCATTGATGCAATATCTCGTCAGTTATTTTTAATTTTCCAAAGTGGCACGCGTCATGACAAGCTGGACATACTGCAATCATGTGTTCTGCGTCGTGTGTTTTATACACAGCCCAATGATTAATGTGATGTATCTGAAGGCGAGTATTGTCGCAGCCGGGATTTGCGCATTTTCCCCCAGCCTCATATATCAAACTGTCCCTCGTCTTTCTAGGGATGCTTCTAGCCTTCACTGCCATTAATCACTTCTCTGAATATTCACGTTTTGGGCAATTTAACGTTAGCATGCATTTGTTGGTTGTAAAGCGAGCTAAATCCAGGCTTCGTTTTAGAAAAATATCTGAAGCGGTTCAAGGAATACCTTTGCCACGCCCATGCTCATCTGCCCGATCATCGGGGTGCAAATTAGTAGTTTGGCGCAATCAGCTCACGCCCTTTATTCCGTACATTGCCCACGGCCGTGTCTACCTTGAACCACTCGAACACCTCTGAGGGTTCGCCCTGGTGCAGCACCATCTGTTCGGCTCGCTCTTTGGGTGTGGCCGGGTCGAGCCATTCCCGTGCGAGCTCTGGCGGCAGCACGACGGGGCGCCGGTCGTGAATGTCCACCATGCCCCCGGAACTGTCGGCGGTGATGATCACAAAACCGTCATGCTCGCCTGGGCCTTCATCGGCATCCGGCAGTTGCCCGATGGCAGCACAGAATATCGGTGCGCGATCCCGCCGGCGGATCAGGTAGGGCTGCTTCTTTGGGCCGCCTTCATCCACCCACTCAAACCAGTTGTCGATAGGCGTGATTGCTCGGTGCGGCCAGATCGCCCGGAAGAAGGTGCCGTGGGCTACCTTCTCGGCGCGGGCGTTTATCGTCGCTGCGCGGTCCTTGGCCCAATGGGGCCGCCAGCCCCAACGAACTGGATCGACATGTAGAAGCTCGCCTTGCAGGTGCAGCAGCGCCACGGCGGTCGTCGGCGCCACGTTGTAACGCTCTATCGGTTCATCGCCCACGGAGTTCGCCAGAGCATTGGGCATGCTCAGCGCTGCAACGAAGTCATGAATCCCGCTGTATTGTGAAAGCCTTCCGCACATAGGCGCCGCTCCGTCTGTCGAAATCCCCTACAGAAAAATTGACCACAAGCCTTCTGCAAAGTTAACTGTACATTCATACAGTTCGTGTAAAAGGCTGCATCATGAGCTTTACCATTTTAGGCCCTATATCCGAAGGCGGCACGAAGCTGCCTTTGTGCTCCTTTCGGGTGCCGGCTGGGTTTCCATCCCCAGCAGCCGACCATATCGAGCAGCACATCTCATTGGATGAGGTCCTAAACATCCGGGCGCCGCACGTCTACCTGATCGCCATTACCGGTGAAAGTATGCAAGGCGCCGGCATTTTCGAGGGCGACCTGGCTGTTGTGGACCGTTCTATTGAGCCAGCTCACGGGCATATAGTCGTGGCCCTGCTCAATAACGACCCGATGTGCAAGCGCCTGTGCAAGCGTGGGGCCGAGGTTATCCTGCTGTCAGAAAACCCCAAGTACCCGGCGCGCTACATCCTTGAGGGTGACGAGCTATCGATCTGGGGCGTGATCACCAGCACCGTGCGCAGTCATGTCTAACCCGCCGGTCTTTGCCCTTATCGATTGCAACAGCTTCTATGCGAGTTGCGAGCGGGTATTCCGCCCCGACCTGGCTAAAACCCCAATCGTCGTGCTGAGCAACAACGATGGCTGCGTGATCGCTAGGAGTTACGATGCCAAGCCATTTATCAAAATGGGCGAGCCTTACTTCCAAATCAAGCAGAAGCTGAAGCAGCACGGTATCGTGCCTTTCTCGTCGAACTACGCGCTTTACGGCGATATGAGCGAGCGCGTGATGACGCTGATCGAGACACTGGTACCTGCTGTTGAGATTTACAGCATCGATGAGGCGTTCGCCGACCTCACGGGTGTATCGGGGCTGGATGCCCTGGGGCGACAGATCAGGGCACAGGTATTGCGCGGCACCGGCATCCCCGTCGGGGTCGGCATTGCAAACACCAAGACCCTGGCCAAGCTGGCCAACCACACCGCAAAGCGCCTGCAGGCGCAGACCGGCGGGGTGGTCAATATCACCGACCCGGTCAAGCGCGATTGGGTGCTGCGCAATACCGACGTCGCGGAAGTGTGGGGCGTCGGGTCGAAAATGAAACTGCACCTAGACGCAATGGGTATCAAGTCGGCAATGGATTTGGCCAAGGCTGATCCTTGGACGCTACGCAAAAAATTCAGCGTCGTGATCGAGAAGACGGCGCGGGAGCTGGCCGGCACATCGTGCCTGGAACTGGACGAGCCCGACCCACCCAAGCAAGAAATATGCTGCAGCCGAATGTTTGGAAGACGCCTGACCGAACTGCCGCCGATCAAGGAAGCCGTGGCCACCTACATGATGAGGGCATCCGAAAAGCTCCGCGCTCAGAATTCACTCTGCAAGAAGGTCCGCGTCTGCATACGCACCGGGATGTTCAATCCCGAGGAGGCGAAGTATGCCAACGGCGTAGTGGTCGATATGCCGTACCCTACCGATGACGTACGCCTGCTCACGAAAGCCGCTGTCGATGCGCTCGACAGGATCTTCCGACCGGGCTTCAAATATAGCAAGGCCGAGGTAATGCTGCTCAACCTGTGCCAGCCAGGAGAATACACGGACGATCTGTTCGCGATGTCGCAGGCGGCCGAGGCAACCCGTGTAATGACTGTGCTTGATCAGATCAACGAGCGGTGGGGCAGAGGTACGCTTCGGTCTGCCAGCGTGCCGACCAACCCCGACTGGGGGATGCGTCGGGAGATGATGAGCCAGAGCTATACCACCAAACTGGACCAGCTCTGGACGGTGGCATGTAAGTAGAGCTCAGTCCTGCGTCATAAGGACAGCCAGAGACATTTTGATGAACTCTTCATTGTCGCCGATCGTGAAAAGGGCACCGCGCACGTTGTCTGCCACTTCAGCGGAGCCTCGTTGCTCCACCCAATTCGACAGTTCCATGATTGAGGCCTCAAGGGCGAGTTGGTTCTCGTAGAGTTTGGATAGTAGGGAAGGGATCAGGTCAGAATTTGGCAT